GTTTTTTCCACCAAGATCGGGTCTTACGAGTGTTAAAGTGTCGTTTTTATCCTCTGTTGCATGGGCAATAAAAATTACATCTTTGCCAAAACCAATGAGTTTATTTACAAACAGGCTAAACATGTTGTTTGCCACACCCTGAACATTTAGCTTTAACGAACCATCGCTTTTAGTATTTTTATTGTTATTTGCAAGGTGTGATTTAATTAAATCAAGCACACGTCCTATGGTGTCAAATACCACTGTATTGTATGGTGCTAAATCAGCCTCAGTAATATTTGCAATATCCATCCAACTTTCAGCTATGACAACATCACCGCGTCGATTTGCACCAGTACGATAAGCACCTTTATCGGCATCAATAACTAAAGGTTTATTTGCAGTCATACCAAGTGTTGTTTTGTACATACCAGGATCACCATAAAAGTAAACCTTAATTGCATTAACTACTATCGGTTGAGCTGGTGTAATAATATTTAGAGCCATGATGTAACCCCTTAATTATATTTCGTATTGTTGTACGCAATACGTTGATTAGCTGAATACGGTGTGCGCTTAAAGCAAGGTTTGTTAAACAATTCTGCTTTAGCTTTACGCTTTTGGAATTTGCGCTCACGTTCGAAATTTTCACGAATCCAAGGTTTCGTTGCGTGGGTTTCTTCTGAAACTAAAATCAAAACACCTGATCTATTCAGCCAGTAAATATCAGATCCTTTTTGTACATAGATTGATTGACCAAGACGCATACGGAATAAACCGTTTTCATTGCCTTGAAATTCTGAGAAGTTTTGAGTAGAAGTTTTCATTGAACTGCCTCCACTAATCGATTACGTTCGATATAACCAACAATCATCTGATTGATATTTCTGTGATCGTTGTAATCGGTGAAATCATTCCAATCGTTACCGTTCACATCTTTAATTTGTTCAACAGCCAAATTGGTAATATCTACTGCTGTGAATTCAGTACCTGGTACGCCGTAACTATCTGGATGAGATTCAAAGTCAAAGCTGACTAAAACTAGGAAGCTATCAAGTTTGATAACTGCTTTCCCTGAAGTTTCAGAAGTTAGCTTTAAAGCATCAACGGTGTAAGTAGAGGGTGTAACATTTGGGATGGTTACTGGTGGCTTGTATTCAGTCGTTTTCTGGTCGTACGCAAGACCAACAGCACCAACAGTGACTAAACCACTTATTGCAGCGACTTTAAGAAAACCTATAGGCTGTGTACGATGTGTAACAATGGGATTGATTGAATTTGGTTTTGTGTTCATAATTGATCTCGCAGTTTCTGTAAAAGCACATCGATCTCTGAACCCCGATGTGCTTTTTTATTTTAGAACTAAAACAATTTGTTTTATTAAGATAAAACAAAACGAGTTGTTGAGTCAATAGAAAAAGAAAACAAAATGATTTATTTTAGGTTAAAAAAAAGCCACCTTTATAGGTGGCTTTCAATTTATTGTTTCAATCAGTCGTATTTATAATCCTTAACTTGTAAAGTTGGATAATCTTGCACATGTCTACTTGGTGGTACAATATCAGTTACAGCAATGATAGCTTCTACATCATCCATATCAAAAGTCATTCGCTTTTCACCATTTACAGATAGTAAATGGAGTAAACTTCCTACAACGCCTAAAAATTCCTTTATTGTTCTGCGTCCATCTTTAAGACGCACCTCAACAAATTCAGTAATAGTCGGCGGTGCATCAGGATCACAAACTATATACCAACCACTCCGAATGGCTGGATACATTGAATCGCCACTGCCTTGAACAGCATAAGCATTAGGTCCAGCTGTTAATGATGGCACATAACCATCGCCACCATTCCCTAAAAAACCCATTTCAGTATAAAAACCGTCATAACCCATTTTACTATATGACTTTACGGGCACCCAACCACCAACATCCTTATTTGAAAGTGATTTTGTTGTGATGCTTTCAATACCAGAGTTACCCTCGCCAGTAAGAATCCATCCAAGATCAATTCTATGTTTTTGTGAAATTGCAAAAGCGCCTTTTTTTGAAATACCACGCTTGTCCCAATTATAGATTGTCTGTGGAAATTCATTAATTGAAGCAGCTAAATCACTACCGTTTAAACCAGTAGCTTCATAAATTCGCTGCATAGTTGGGTGGATTACTTTAGCTTCCATAATAAAAACCATAATTTTAGAAAGTATAGTTTCTCAAAATTAAAACAAATTGTGTGAAACATAGTGATTGACTATATAAAACGAATTGTTTTATTATTTATGAAACATTTTGTTTTATAGGGTTTGTATGACAAACATTCATGAAGATAGAAATATTATCAAATCTCACGGTGGCGCAACGGCTCTTGCACTGAAACTAAATTATCAAGTTGGAAGAGTGCAGAACTGGACGGTAAGAGGAATCCCACCTGCTGAAAAACTAAAATTTCCACATTTATTCCTTAGTGAAGAGCAAAAGCTAAAAATGTCAAACTCATAAATTTATATTCACTGATTATCAAATTTAAGTAAACGTGAATGATTAAAAGGATTCACATATGGAAATCAATTTAAGTCGTGAAGCTCAAAACGCTATTTGGCAAATGATAAGTAAAACACCTGGTTTTACTCCTAAAGACATAGCCCAAGTAATAGGGGATTCGCATAACACAGTTTGCAATTACGCAAATATCAATATGCCGAATCACTTACCAAGCATCAAAAAATTAGAAGCAATTCTGTATTACACGCAAAACCCAGCATTGTTAAAAATTTGGGCGCATGAGCTTGGTTATGCATTGCTGCCTGTTGAGTGTGATCGAAGTAAACATCATGAGCTTTCAATCTTTGAGGCAATGATGCAGCACAACATCAAATCAGGAAAAGCAAACAAAGTTGTTTATGACGCTTATGAAGATGGTGTGGTAACACCTCAAGAATATGAAGAGATACACCAACTCACACAGAATTTAATTGAATTGGCGACTGCTGTAGACCAAGCGGCATTAAAGCAAATGAAAAAATTTACATCAGGTGCAGAAATAGAAAAAGCCTGATTTCGTGGATCAGGCTTTTTGTAATTCAAACACTTGCAAGGATTGAATATGAAAACGAATTTAGCACAGCAGAATCAAATAGACAACTTTGACTCAAATTATGAAATGGGTGACTTGATTGTAAAAAAATCAGGGGATGATGACACCCTCTATTGTTTTGCAATCTATAGCGAGTCAGTTTTGGGTTGTTGTTACATAGGGGAACCATATGCCGAAGATGGTGAGATGGTCGATGTCAATGAGATTCGCCCCGCAACAACAGCAGAAATCCAAGCCAACCGCCGTTTAACAGAAGCTGAACAAGCAATCGCGGAGGTTTCATGACAACAAATCAACACTTCCAAAAAACACCAGAGCATAAACAGATCCAATGGACACAATCCTGGTATGAGCCTGCTTTGAAATCACTAAATGTGATTTTAGATGTTCGCCGTGCGAATTTACGCAAAATCAAACGTGATGAAAATCAAGCGGCAGTTACTCGTGAAGAATTTATTGAAATTTTAGTAAATGAACGAGGTGTCACCGTTTATCAAGCTAGTGAAATCATATCTAGTTTGTTGCGTGCAAAGAAGATTTTAATGTTTGGTCGTTTCATTCAGATGACTGACGAGGTGGGTGAACCATGAGTAAATTTGTACCTAACTCATTCATGGTCGCGAATGCATTTGTAGATGAAGCTATGTACAAGATAAGCGATGCATCTGTAAAAATTTATCTATTGATCATTCGTAAAACACGTGGATGGACCAAGGAAAGTGATGCACTTTCTTTACGACAGCTTGAAACACTTTCTAAAAAAAGCCGTCCTACAGTGATCAAATGTTTAAATGAGCTCGAAAAAGTTGGCTTAATTAAAAAGCATCATCAATCTAAATATGGGAATGTTTTCTCTCCAGTTGATCAATATGACATAGGTGAATTGCTCAAATTCCCATCACAAAACAGACTTGTGAAAACATATACAGTATTGGTTAAAATATTTATTTTGTTTAAAAAAAAGGTGGTTAAAAATTTTTACCACTTTGGATATGGAGAAAAAATTGCTCAAAAACAAGTCGATTTTTACTTAAATATTGGTGGTAAAAAATCTTTACTGGTTAAAAATTTTTACCACCTTAAAACTGTGGATAACTTCCCAATGTGGTCAAATTTTTTTACCACTAAAAATGGCAAGTGGTTAAATATTTTTACCGCAGGTGGTAAAGAATTTTTACCGCAAGTGGTAAAGAATTTTAACCCACAAAGTAACACTATCAAAAGACACTATCAAAATAAAAAAAATTGGCTTTCTTTTGAAAAATTAGAATCGAAAATTATTTCTCTCAATAACTCGGTTGATACTGGCGATATTTTGAACGCTTCATGGTTTAAACATGAATTAGAGAAATTCGAACTCTACAACGCTGGAAGAGATCACTCAGATGATTTGATGATTTGTTTCTTTGCTGAATGGCTGCTCAAAGTTTATTTGAGGTCTCAAAAACAAAATGCATTGAAATCAAAAGCGGCATCACCTAGCGAAAGCAATCCTGATTTCCTAGTTTTTTCATCCCCTAGTCAGCTCTACATGTTCGCTAACAAACTTGCTCACCACCCTGAAGTTATGAGCAAGTACAGCTCTGCAGGTGAGTCATACGAAAATTTAGCGGGTCGCATTGCTGCAAAACTATCAGATCCAACAGAACGTCAAAATTGGAAATCATATCTTACTGACGTAGGTTTTAAACCTAAGGGTAAAGGGGCAGTTCTATGAATTTTAATTTACTACCCCATGAATTAATCGTTGATAACTTCGCAGGTGGTGGAGGTACTTCAACAGGGCTTGAGCAGGCATTTGGTAGACCTGTGGACATAGCGATTAATCACGATGAAAAAGCCCTCGCGATGCATCGAGCTAACCACCCTGAAACAAAGCATTACTGTGAATCGGTGTGGGATGTAGATCCTATTCAGGTTACAGGTAATCAACCAGTAGGCTTGGTTTGGTTAAGTCCGGATTGTAAACACTTTTCTAAAGCCAAAGGTGGGAAACCTGTTGAAAAGAAAATTAGAGGATTAGCTTGGGTAGCTTTACGTTGGGCAGCTAAAACACGCCCACGTGTAATCATGTTGGAAAATGTAGAAGAATTTAAAACTTGGGGGAGGTTGGCAGAAGATGGTAAGCCATGTCCTAAGCATAAAGGTGAAACATTCAGAAGTTTTGTAAATGCATTGCGTCATCAAGGATATGTGGTCCAGTGGCGTGAATTAAGAGCATGTGATTATGGAGCACCTACAATTCGAAAAAGGTTTTTCATGGTAGCTCGTCGAGATGGTTTACCAATCGTTTGGCCAAAGCCAACACATGGAGATCCAAAATCTGTTGCAGTAAAAAATGGTAAATTAAAACCTTGGCGCTCTGCTGCAGAATGCATAGATTGGTCGATTCATTGTCCAAGTATATTTGACCGAAAAAAATCTTTAGCAGACGCCACATGTCGCCGTGTAGCAACTGGCCTTGTACGTCATATTATTAATAATCCAGAGCCGTTTGTAATCTCAAGTTCTATGCAAATTGCACCGGTAATGACTGAGATTGCAAATACATCAACACCTCGATGTATGCCTGCAAATGAACCATTGCGCACAATTTGCGCTCAAGTGAAAGGTGGACATCACGCTTTAGTCACTGCATTTTTGGCAAAGCATTACACGGGTGTAGTTGGAAATGAAATAACTGATCCAGTTAGTACCATTACAGCAAAAGACCATAACAGCTTAGTGACTGGAACCTTAGTCAAACTTAGAAATGGTTGTATTGGGCAAGATCCAAAAGAACCCTTACACACCATTACTTCAAGTGCAGGTCACTTTGCAGCAGTTCAAGCATTTCTGACAGCATTTTATGGCAATGAAAAAGATGGGAATAGTCTAAGTGATCCATTAAGAACAATAACGGCAAAAGAACGTTTTGGTTTAGTGATGATTAAAGGTGTATTGCACCAAATCATAGATATTGGTTTGAGAATGCTACAGCCAGTTGAATTATTTAAAGCGCAGGGTTTTCCAAGCACATACATTTTTAGTTATGGCATTGATGAGTTAGGACAAACCATTAAATTAACAAAGACTGAGCAAAACAGAATGGTTGGAAATTCAGTATCTCCTTATGTGGCAAAGGCTTTGGTTATTTCGAATTTTGCACATGAGAAAGTTCTAAGAGGTGCAGCATGACAACGATAAACAACCTGACAATTGAGCAGATGAGAGAGATTGTGAATAGCATTCCTGTTTGGGCTCGAGAGCAAAATGGAAAACAAATTGAATATAGCCCAACACATCACAATCTTCATCCACATGCACAAATTAAATGGGTTTGGAATGATGGTTCTATAACTGCAATCTGTCTTATTGAGCAAAACCAACCTGAATATTGGATTGATCTTAACGACCTCCGCACCGCCATTGCAAAACATGACGAGTTTAAGGTGGGGGATTTGGTGGTTTGTTTAAATCGAGGATTCAATGAAGTAGATAAAATTCGAGAATTCGACAGTGATGGTTATTTTACAACGGTAAATGGCTATTACTGCAATCCAAGAGTATTTAGACACGCCTCCCCATCCGAAATCAAAGCTGGTCACCGCTTGGAGGCAGAACGTCATGGATAAGTTTGAACCAAAAGAAACAGGACTAAAACGCACTGTTTGGTTATTTGAGCGTGAGATATTGGCAAATTTAGAAAAAACCGATCTTAAAGATCATCACAAGGTTCTTTCGTTCAATATTTTCTCAATGGAATATGAGCTCAATCCTGAATTTGAAAATGGTCGAGCAGATGCAATAGTGATGCGTGATACAGCTAATCATTGGCTCAAGATGTGGTTTGTTGCATTTCAAACATGTGCAAGCGAAAAGATGCAATCCCGACAGGCTGAGATTAACCAACTTCAATCACAGATCAATGAAATAGCGGAAGTGGGGTTGAGTCAAGAAGGCGTGATTAGGGAGAAAGACAAGAGGATTGAAGAGCTTGAGAAAAAATTATTGAATTTAGCTTCAATGTATAGCACAAAAGCGGCTGAATTTAATATCAAAGATGAGCAAAAGTTAGCAACCGTCTGCAATGAAATATCTCAAATCTTGGAAAAAGCGCTGCGAGGTGAGCATGAAGCTTAATACGTTGCAGCGCTCAGAACTGAAACAAAAATTTGCTGGTCACTGTGCCTACTGCGGTGAATTACTTGGCGAGAAATGGCATGCAGACCATCTAAATGCTGTTGTACGTGATCTTAAAACAGGTAAGCCATCTAAACCCGAAAATGACGTCATAGAGAACCTTGTACCAGCATGTACAGCATGTAATCACAACAAGCGATCTATGTCATTAGAAGCATGGCGTGATTTGCTTGCTCATTATCGAGATGTACAGATTATCCGCGATTGTCCGCAGGTACGTCATTTAATGCGCTTTGGTTTGATTGAGTTTATCCAAAAACCGATAGTTTTTTATTTTGAGAAAGTAGGGTGTTGATTTTGTCTAGCATATCGATTGCTGATTATTTGAAGAATTATGCGACAAAGCGAAGGAAACCTAAACGCCGTAATTTGATTAAAAAAGAACGTGTTGTAAGTGAAGGAGAAGCAATATTAATTCAGCATTTCAAGGCTTATGGAATTGGATATGAACAAGAGTATCAGTTTAATGAAAATCGTAAATGGAGAGCTGATTTTCACATTACTGGTACCAAAATTTTAATTGAAGTTGAGGGAGGTATTTGGAGCAATGGCAGGCATACAAGAGGTAAAGGCTACATAGCAGATATGGAAAAGTATAACTCAGCCACAGAGTTGGGTTATTCAGTGTTTAGATATAGCACTGAGCAAGTGAAAAGCGGTAGAGCGATTGAAGAAATTAAACGGTTAATAGGGTGAGTTTATGACAGCAACAGCAAAATTTGAGAAACATCGAAACGAGACTATAGTTCACGATTTACGCCGTTTATTATTTACTCCAAGTCGCTCAAAAGTCGATTTTACATTGCTCGACTTAGCACAAAAAACAATGGACGGTTTTAAGGATGGTGTAGGTGGACCATCAACATTTGGAAGTAAGGCAAATAGTGCTGCTCTAATGATGCAAGATATGAGTCCAGAAGTTTATTCAATGTTGTGGGCATTAGTTCGTTCAATAAATCCTACTGATCGTCATTTTGCCTTAATTCACAATCTGCTAACTTCAGAAATTCGCTTAAAGTTTAAAGAGTATGGTTTTAAAACCAAACAGATAACAACTAAAGAAGCTGCAAAAGGTGTTGCCCGTTCAGCTTTGATTCAATTTTTATTTAAGCGAGGATTGTGCACCAAATGTAATGGTAAAGGTTTTATCTTTTCTAAGGTGGATCGTAAGCACATTGATTGTAGTAAGTGTGAGGGTAAAAAAGAGAATGCATATAACCAATCTGAAAGATATCGTATTTCAGGTATGAGCATTGATCGTAAAGCCTATTTAAAAACATACGATAAATATGAAAAATTAGCCTTAATTATTCTTGGTGATTGGAGAATCGATTTAGATGCTCATTTACGAGGACATTTCTTTAAAGTCGCAGAAGAATACGATTTATGATTGCATAGTCCCAAAATTAGGGGTATATTTTCCCATACTGGTCGTATTACGGTTCATCCGAGACCAAAAAAGTTTTTGCATACCCACCTACTCCAATACGTGGGTATTTTTTTGCCTAAACATTTTGGAGCACACCATGGGAAATATCTGGCATGTTGACCAGGATAATAATATGCGTCCTGATGTTAAATTTGATCCTTGTCCGTGGTGTGGTAGCGATAGCATCTCAGTTGACTCTAAATCAATAACATTAAAAGATTATGGTGAGGTTTGGTCAGCGGAAGCAAGTTGTCATGAGTGTGGATCAAGTGGACCTAGTACTTCTATTGCATCATGGCCAGATCACCCATTACATGAAGAACAATTATACATTGATGATAATAACGAGCGTGAAGTAGTAAATTTTGCGGTCAAGGTTTGGAATTGTAGACAATAGGCTCACAGAAATGTGGGCTTTTTTGTTGCCTCAACCCTTGGCATTTTTATTTAAAATTATCTCTTAAGTGTTTAATTTTGAATAGAAATGTTTTGACAAAAACCCCGACATTTGTTGGGGTTTTTAATGCCTAGAGGAAAGTGAAGATGTCAAACGAAAAGCAAATTGAACAAGAAATTCAAGACAAAGGTTTGAATGCGCCACGATTAACGCCTGATCTTATTGATTCAAAAGTCAGAGCAATTCGTTACTTAACTGGTGATGTTGAGCCTGCTTATGCTATTGGTGATTGGGAAAGCGATGAAAGCACCCCGTGTTTAACCATTTGCATTTTGACTTTGGAAAATGGTTTTACAGTCACAGGTGAGTCAGCTTGTGCAAGCCCTGAAAACTATGATCGTTTACTTGGTGAAAAATTAGCATTTGAAAATGCGCGTAACAAGATTTGGCAACTTGAAGGTTATCTACTCAAAGAAAAGTTGTATCAGGCTGAATTAAATAAATAATTAAGATATTTCGCTACGTTTCCTTTGCCCCGAAAGGGGTTTTATTTTGTCTAATGAAAAGGCATTGGCTATGAAAATGAAATTTTTAGCACTTGGTTTGATGTGCACCATGGCAATGGTTGGTTGTTCTCGTGATGCTCAAGTGGCATCTAAAAACCTTTCATATGCTGCGGATAATTTTGAGTTAGATCGTCGAGTAGTTTTCTACAATGGAATTACTGGCGAATACATTTTGACAATTGAAGGCAAGTGTTCATTCGATGCTGTCAGTGAGCGAAAAGTTGATGTGACCTGTAAGACTGGACCATCGGAATTTAAAAAACATTCGTTAGGTATCTCTGACAATGTGACTTACTTTTCAGAGCAACTATCTAGTAAGGGCGTGAGTGCCTACCACTACAAAGTTGCATTCAAACCACAGTCGATTATTCCTGATGTTGATTTGAAAGTGAATTAGCGTATGGACAGACAGGAAGCCTTAAGCAATCTCAAGCGATATGAATCTGAGATCAGTAAATATCAAAGCCTATCTCGTGGTCTTATGACTCGTGATGAAATGATTGTCATTGATCGAAAGATTAGTCAGTTAAAAGATAGATCAAAAGCTAATAGAGGTATGTTGAGTGATTGATCTTACTTGGATAAGTTGATAATTTATTGTTTCTAAATTAATTATAGAGATAATAATGAAATCAAAACAATATATCTTATTAAATATTTGTGGAGATAAATTTGGATTCTCAGATATAAGTAATAGCGGGAATCTAGAACTTTATCTATCTGGTCAAGAATATGATAAGTCGTCTTATGAATTTGAATCTGCAAGTATTATTCTTATATTTGAAGCCAACTTAGAAGATGACATAAAAGAGATGATTCATAAATCCTTTCGTAAGCAGTTAGTTGGTTAATAACCAAACCTCCTTCGGGAGGTTTTTTATTGGGTGCAATTTATGGAAATTAACCAATACACCAGCTTAACTAAAAAGCAGATAGTTAAAACAAAACCAAGAACAAGACCTTTACCTAAGGCAAAAAAAGCATACCTAGAAGCATTTGAAGACTTTGAGCAATCGCTGAATGTATTAAAAATTAAGTATGAGAAACTATTCCAATTTGAATCTACAAAACATTGGCGTTTTGATTTCCTTCTCATTGAACGCAGAATTTTAGTTGAGATTTCAGGTGGGCCTTGGTCGGGTGGTCGCAAAGGTAAGCTGAAAGATAAAGCTTGGAGTATGGATCGTTACGATGTTGCCGCCGATATGGGTTACACCATTGTGAGAATAGAGTCAGCGCCAAGATATAAAATTCAGGAATATGGACCAATGCAGGTCGAATCTAATTTTTCTAGTCAGTGGCTCAAGAATTTGAAGAGGCATATTTTCAATGGAACAGATCAGACCATTTCCACCGACTAATTTTATTGATCAAGCAGAGGAAGAAGAAGCGATTCGCTTGGCACCCGCCGTGGATTTAAATGAATGGGTCATCACAAACTTCTTAACGCTTGGCGGTGCGCTTCATAATCCCGACCATGACCACATAGCAGAGCTATTACACGACGATGAAACATTCTTAGCTTTCGCCTGGGCTTCATCTGCCGCCGTTGCTAAAAAGAGAATGGTGTTAGGTCAATGTGAAAAGGTGATGTTTAACCAGGGGGGATGGCGCAAAGCTCGGCAAGAGCAGCAAATGCGCGACTGGTTTGGATTTGTTCCTATTTATCTCATTACGGTTGATGCGAGCTTTTGTGAACGTGCGAACGATCGTGAATTTTGTGCTTTGATTGAGCATGAGCTTTACCATATCGGTGTAGAACGTGATGAGGATGGAGAAATACTCTATAGCGATCATACAGGCTTACCTAAGCACTATTTAGCTGGCCATGATGTAGAAGAATTTATAGGCGTTGTCAAACGCTGGGGAGCAAGTGAGGACGTTAAGCGCATGGTCGCAGTCGCACAAAACCCGCCGTTTGTTTCAGACTTGGAAATAACAAAATGCTGCGGAACGTGTCTAATTAACTGAGCCTTGAGGCTCTTTTTTTTTGGCTATTTAGGTTGACGTAGGTTGACAGGATTAAAGGTATGGCAGCACTAAAAAAAGAGATAAAACTCTTTATAGTTCGATCACTTGCCGTATTTAACACACCAACAGAAACGGTAGAACTCGTCAACCAAGAATATGGGGTGATTGTTACTAAACAGCAATGTGAGAAATACGACCCAACAAAGCGAGCAGGTGAAAATCTTAGTGAAGAATTGAAGAAAGATTTCGAAAAGACTCGTGAAATGTTTTTAGGTAAACCTGAAAACATCCCGATAGCAAATTTATCTGTTCGATTGCAACGTTATGAAAACATGTTTATAGGCACAAAAAACAATGTGATGAAATTAAAAATTCAGGAACAAGCTGCCAAAGACATGGGTGGTCAGTACACCAATCGTCAAGAAATTACAGGAAAAGGGGGAGAGCCTCTACAAACTACTTTTGTTCAGGCTACGCAGGAGCAGGTAAACGAAGCAGTAAGGAGGGCGCAAGAGGAGTATTAAATGGATCTGCAAACGCAAGTAGAAAAGTCATTGTGTGAGCAAGAACATTTGTATTTCACAAGGCGCTTTTTTAAGCCACGTATGGGCTTCAAATTTATGGTGAATTGGCATCATGAATATGTGGCTTGGCTAATAGATGAGGTGGTAAAAGGTAATATTGCCAATTTGGTTATAAACGTTCCACCCGGAGCGGGTAAGACCGAACTAACTACTAATCTTATCGCAAGAGGAATAGGCTTAAATCCTCGCTCTCGTTTTTTGTATCTTTCATATTCTCAATCACTTGTTGAGGATGTTTCATCTACAGCTAGAAATATCGTGAAATCTGATGATTTTCAGCGTATGTGGACAACAAACATTTCAACCAGTACGGATGCGAAAGCAAGTTGGAAAACGACTGTAGATGGCTATGAGGCAGGTCATATTTATGCAGCTTCAATGGGCGGACAAGTAACAGGACGAAGAGCCGGAACATTAGCTGAGAATGGATTTACTGGGTGTATTATTCTTGATGATCCTTTAAAACCTGAGGATGCATTTAGTAAACCCGCAAGAGATAAAGCTAATCGAAAAATCTTAAATACAGTCAATTCACGAAAAGCAAAGTCTGATACGCCAATCATCATGATTATGCAAAGACTTCATTCAGAAGATCCTACAAATTTTGTGATGACTGGAAATGTACCTGGTGAATGGACTCAAGTTTCCATTCCTGCATTAATTGATGACGACTACATTTCGACTTTGCCAGAACACATTCAAAAACTTATTCCTCGTAATGTTGAGAGAGACTCAAAAGGACGTCAGAGCTACTGGCCACTTAAAGAATCTTTAAACTCACTTTTACAATTGGAAAAGGGTGGCAAGGACAAGGATGGCGCAAAAGTTTCTAGGTATACATTCAGCAGCCAATATCAACAATCACCGAAAAAATTAGGTGGTGACTTAATTAAATCGGAATGGTTCGGGTATTACTCAGAATTACCACCACTTCAATGGCGTGCGATTTATGTAGATACAGCTCAAAAAATCAAAGAGCACAATGACTACACTGTATTTTTACTTGTTGGGCTTGGCATTGATGGGAAGCTGTATTTAATTGACTTGCTTCGTGGAAAGTGGGAAGCACCAGAAATGAATCGTCAAGCTCAGGCTTTCATTGATAAACATAAAGATTATACCTATGAGCTAAGACCTATACGCTGGATGAAAGTTGAAGATAAAGCCCACGGTACACAGTTAATTCAGAATCTTGGCACCTATTCAGGTGTTCCAGTTCTTCCAGTACAACGTGGAACAGACAAATTAACTCGTTTAATGGATATTCAAGTGCCTCTAGAGAATGACTATGCAAACAAACCTGAAGATAGATTTGTCATGTTGCCAATGAATGCGCCGTGGGTTTCGGCATTCACTGAAGAGTGTGAGGCATTTAATGCGGCTATGACTCACGATAATGACGACCAAGTTGATACTTTGATTGACGCAGTTGAAGAGGCAACAGTTATGCAAAATTATCAACCACCAAGGGCGGGATAAAATGGCTAAAAGCAAAAAGAAACAGAAGGAAAGCCAACGTTCAGCAGGCGGTTATCTATACACGCAACAGGCTGAAATGGCTCTTCTTAATTATTTGACCAAAATGCCTGATGTGGATGAGGTTTTAAGAAAAGCCGGAGTTACTCGTCATCGGTTATCTGTATTGATGTACGATGATGAAATTTATCAATGTGTAGAAAAACGCCAAGATAAACTTGAGAGTTCTCCTTTCCGTTTAGATCCTGAAAGCGGAATTAAAGACAGTATTCAAACCAAAATATTGACTCAGCAAATTACAAAATGGTGGTCTGAGTTGGTGTTAGGTACACAGAATGCCCGTTGGTATGGTTATTCTGTCATAGAAGCCGTATATAACAAGGAGATGCTACACATTGAGAAAAGCACAATTACGCCTTTTGTGGGGTGGGGTTGGATTGGTGTAAAGCCAATGCAATGGTTTGAGCCTAAAAATGATGGGCGCTTAATACTGCAGCGTAACTACAATAGCCTGAACAAAGATTTAGAGTGTGATCAAAACCTCAAGTATTTTCTAACCCAATGTAAACCGAATTATGAGAATCCATTAGGCGAAGCATTATTTAGTCGATTGTATTGGTTATGGTTTTTTAAGAATGGTACAACTAAATTTTGGGCTAAATTTGTTGAGCGTTTTGGGAATCCTTTGCTACTTGGTAAGTCAGCAAATGTTAATGCGATGATGGATGCTCTACTTCAAGCACATGCGAGTTCAGTATTATCACTTAATAATGGTGAGTCAGTAGAAATACTTTCAGCCTCATCAAATGGTAATGGAGGATCAGCAGCCTTTGAATCTTTCGATAAGAAAATCGAGAAAAGTATTCAAAAAGTTGTTCTTGGGCAGACTTTAACAAGCGGTACTGATGGATCTGGTTCACGTGCTCTCGGTGAGGTGCATTTAGAAGTTCAAAACAATAAGGTTAATGCTGATATTCGAATGATTACTTCAACGATTCAAGCAATTGTTGATGCTCTTTGCGCTTTAAATGGTTGGGAAAAGCACACCATTGTTATAGGTGATGAAAAATCACTTAAAGCAGATCAAGCAGATCGTGATGTAAAGCTGAAAAATGCAGGTGCCAATTTAACAAAGCAGTATTTTCAGCGTAATTATGACTTATTGGACGGTGATGTTGCCGAAACAAGTGCACAAAATGGTATAGCAGCATTACCTCAATTCAAAGCATTACCTAATCTACCTTTCAAATTTAAAGCAGGTAAGCAAAATCTTTCGGCTGATCAATTGGAAGTTGAAGAGCTTACAACTTCTCAAGAGGTGATTAAATTACTCGATCAGAAACAAGTAAATGAGCTGATTCAAAGTAGTAAATCGCCTGAAGAGTTGGCTTTTAATTTAATGCAGTTGATACCAGGTGCAACACAATCAGAATTTACAGCGAATTTAGAACAGGCTTTGTTTACTGCTGGTGTTTTAGGTTGTGTAACTGCCAATTGAGAGAGGTACCATGAAACCTGTTACTTTTCTTGAAGCATTAAAATTCGCTGAATCCCGAAAGATCGTATTACCTGATGAATTTTATTCGATGGACTTAAAGACCCGACAATTGGCAACAACGGTCGGGTTTTTATCGAGTATTGAGCAAATTCAAACAGTGATTAAGGGAGTCAATAAAGCCATTGCAGATGGTACGACTTTTGAGGATTTTAAAAAGTACGTTGCTGATAATGACATTATTCTAAGTGAAGCATATTTAAGTAATGTTTTTAGAACCAATATACAGACAGCTTACAGTCACGGACGTTGGGAGCAACAACAGCGAAACAAAACTAAAAAGCCGTATTTGATGTACTCGGCTATTGATGATAGTCGGGTTCGACCAGAGCATTTGGCATTAAACAAAATCATACGCCACATAGATGACCCATTTTGGCTGTGGTATTACCCGCCGTGGGGTTTTATGTGTCGATGTACTGTTATTGCGCTTACAGAAGCTCAGGCGAAGAAATACGGTATTACCTCGGATGAGGATCTGCCCGAAGTTGCTCAAGAAATGGGATGGTCTACAAGTCCTATGACTTACGGGGATATGTCGAAATTAGTAGATACTAAAATCAGCGAAACGATTTTAGATAAAGATTATCTCTTAGAGCAAAAGAAAGTAGTTCAAGCTGAATGGACTGCATCGTCAAGATTAACTGATCTATTTGCACCGATGACAGATTCAAGCCGTGATTTATTCAAAGTGATTTCAGATACAGTCATTCCTTTAGATCCTGAAATTAGACCAAGTGCAATCAAGACTTTTATTGATTACGTGCAGGGAAATGATGACAGGCTTACAAGCTATCTTAATCAACCTTCAATCAATCTTGCAGAGGATGTGCTTAAGCGTTGGATCAAAGAGGATATGTCTAAGATTCAAGCAATATCAGCAAATACGAGTGAAGTCATTTCAGGATCTTCGAGTTTGACTCAAGTTGCATCAATGGAAGTGGGTAAAGTCATCACTCTGGACTCACCTTTGCTTATCGCAGGTGAATCTAACATCATGATTCAAATTGAAAATGCAAAGGGCTTGGGTATTGATCTAGCTAAATTGAATGCAGGTCAAGGTACATTATTGGGATTAGGTCTATCGTTTGAAGTTGTTTCAATTGAAGCAGCGAGCGGGGTAGTTATTTATAAACTTAAAGCATTGGTGAATTAAATGAAACTGATTTTGAAAAATGGAGCAACATTGCTATATAAGAATGGCATGAGCTTAACTGGATTAAACATAGATTCGGTTGTTGCTGAATCTAAAGAAGATCGTGCAAATCTACGAATGTTGTTAACTGACGCTTTAAAAGTGGATAACCAAGGTTGCTACGAATTAGGAGCTTACTTAGCCTCAAAATCCACTCTGAAGCAAGATTATTCGCTCAAAGATAAACTGCGAATCATCAATACATTATCAGTAGCTCTTAAAAGTCATGATTCGGTATTTTATAACCACACTAAAGAGCTTGAAGAGAAGCTTTTAACCTTAATTCAAAGTATTTAAATAATCTTAAACCTAAAAACCGCCTTTATTGGCGGTTTTTTAATGGAGCATGAAAAATGCCAGAGGAAAACAAAGATCAGTTAAAACATCAATTTACCGCTGTAAATGTACCCATAGTTTTAGCAGAAGATGGAACAAGTAAGCGCCGTACTTTTGATGCGGAAGTGTATAGCGGTGGACGCATAGATAATCATTATTTTTGGGGGAGAAGCGGAGTAGTAATCGATCTTCAAAACATACAGTTAAAAACAAAAATAGGATTGGTAGAAGAGCATTTTGGCGGTCTACGTGTTGGGGTTGCTACTGAATTTGAAACAACCAATAAGTTTAGAGCTAAAGGTCATTTTCTATCTAATCCACGTGCGCAAGAAATTGTGAGTGATGCTGATGAAGAGTATCCATTTCAAATGTCTTGGTGGGCAGATCCTGAAAGTATTGAAGAAATTTCAGCAGGAAAAACAATCACAGTAAATGGACAGGAATTTACTGGACCATTGCATGTTTTTAGAAATGTGCGTGTGCATGAAATCACAATTTGCGGTGTAGGAGCGGACACACAAACATCCATCCAAGCCTTTTCTAGCAAAACTAACTCAAATCCAATAGAGGACACTAACGTGACTGAACTCGAACAGGCGAAAGCCGCTCAAAAGAAAGCTGAAGAAGAGCGTGACGCAGCACAAAATGAACTTAAAAAGTTTAAAGCTGATAAACGTGCTGAAGATATTACAGCTTTGGAAACCACTCTAAACAAGCAATTTAGCGCTGAAGAGAAGAAGTCCTATACAGATATGGATGACGTATCTTTTAACTTCTTATCTCAGCAATTAAAGCAATTTTCAGCAGGTACACAACAACCCACTGAACAACCAAAGGGAAATAATATTCCAAATCAATTTGCTTATTTATTCAGTCATCAAGCGAATGGTGGGCAGGGTGGCGCATCTGGTCAGGAAGAAAAACATAAATTCACGACTGGCGCTCAAGCTTTTGCAACTCAAAATAAAGGCGCATAAACATGTCGAATAAAACTTACTTAGGTAGTGTGAATCGCGAGACACGACCTTTCAACTTAGATGTTGAAAAACTACGCCGTGCAAATGCCAAAGTGACTGCGGCAACAGCCTACAAAGCAGGGGATCTATTGGTTTTATCTGATTCCAATGTGGTGACGCATGCCACAGATGAAAAAACTTGGAATGTTGTATGTGGTCAAGATGTTACCGCGCAACAAGCAACCCAAATGGCAGCAGATGGGATTGAAATCCCGATTTACTTTGGTGGTGTATTTAGCATCGAAGCTGTTCGAATTGCAGGGGAATATTTAGAGGTATCTAAATACGACTCAGCCCGAGCCAAAGCTACTTTAAACAATATTGAATTTTCAAAAGTATAAGGATTTTTAAAATGCCTCAATCTTTTACAGTTAATGGCGCGCCACTTGAATTGCTTGATGTTGGTGAGCTTGCATTAATTCACAGTAACTATAAGCCAATGGACACATGGCTAATTGATAAATTATTTCCTAATCGTCCTTCATTTGATCGAGATGAAGTACCATTGTCAGAAATTAGCACAGTTCATGATTTAGCACCGCTGGTATCACCTCATCAACCTGGTAAACCATTCGATACTAAACGAGCAGCTAAAGTAGAATTCGTTCAACCTGCATATTACAAACCTAAAAACATGGTCACACCTGCGACAGCTTTTGATGAAGCATTAATTGAGCGCTTGCGTTCAGCAGGAATTATTTCAACTGGTAGTCAACAATTATCTGAACAGGAAAAAATGGTCATTGCTCAGATCGCTGTAATGAAGCGAAACCATGACGCAATTGATAATTCTGTATTGTTGATGGCAACAGAGTTATTGCTTAAAGGGAAGTATCTACTTCAATCAGATGATTATGAATATAACATGGTAGATTATGAACGAGATGCATCGCTAAATTTCACTCCATTAACTCCATGGAATCAGGCAGGTGCTAAACCTGTAACTGATATTGAATCAATTGAAAAACTTTTGCTTGATGCAAATGGTGGTCCTTCCAAACTCTATGTTATGTCAGGCAAAGTTTGGGCAGCATTATTCATTAATGAAGAATTTAAAGAACGTTTTGTTAAGCCTTATGCTGGTATTGCAGTACCATATAAACCAAGCTTAAACGTTCAAGAAGGCGCTTCATTTAAAGGCTACTTGGATGAAAAAGAATTGTGGGTTTATGACGCAACTTATCGTTTAAAAGATGGTGTGAAGCGCTTTATTCCTGATGATTACTTTGGTGCTATCTCTGATACTCAAGGATCAATCGCGCAATGTAAAATCAAAAATATGTTGGCTAATGGTGCAGTTGCTAAATATTTTGATCGTCAATGGTATAGCGAAGATCCAAGCGGTATCTTCTTGATGACTGAATCAGCTCCACTTGCAGTGCCATCGAATAAAAATGGTGTATGTGGTGGTACAGGCTTTATTGTTTAAGGGGAATTACATGCCAAAGTACATCGCAAAACAATCCATTGGTCATTTTCGACCTGGTGACGAAATCAAAGGGCTTGAAGATAAACAAATTCAAGCCCTTTTAGTTTCTGGTGCTATTGAAGAAGAAAAAGCACCAGAAAAAACTAATCAGGATGGCTCTGCTCAACAATTGGCTGAACTTGCTGCTCAAGTGGCAGATTTGAAAACTAATGAACTTTTGCTTATTGATGCCAAAGATAAAGCCGAGGCTCAAGTGGCAGATCTGAAAGCAGAGATAGTTAAGTTGCAGGATGCTTTAAATGCTTCAAAACCCAAATCTGCAAAGGATAAAGAGCAACCTCAGGCTCAATCCGAAAAGGCTGCAACTGAATCCAAATAGGTGGCGATATGTATGCGACTGAAGAGGATTTGATTAATCGATTTGGTAATGAAGTTGAAACTCTGAAATCAATGTTACCTGAGGGGGCGATTGTAGAAGCATTACAGGACGCTACAGAGGAAATTGATAGTTATGTGGCGGTAAAGTACAGCTTACCGCTTCCTAGCATTCCAAGCACTCTACAGCGAATAGCATGCAATATTGCAAGATACCGCCTTTACTTTCAGCAACCTACTGATGAAGTAGAGAATCGCTATAAAGCTGAAATTGATTATTTGAAGCGCATTGCTGATGGTAAAGCTGTGCTCAATATCCTAAACCAAGATAATGAAGTCACTGAAGAGAAGCCGAAAAACTCACCTGCAACTATGCCAATCGGTACAACTTATCGAGGTGGTGTTTTTGGAGACGATATTCTCAACAGGATGCCAAGCATCAAGTGAGGTTAAATGGCTATTGCAATAACAATCACTGCTGAGAGTTCACCACTTGAAGCGATCTTTAAATCATTAGGGGCTTATAAGCGTGAAGAATCAAAGCTTTTTAATGAACTTGGATCTGAGCTACTGGATCAAGTTCAATTAAGGTTTATGAATGGTGTCGGTGTTGATGGAAACCCTTGGGTGCAATCATGGCGTGCTGAAATGCAAGGAGGTCAAACATTAAGGGATAAAGGAATTTTGATGAATTCCTATACCTATAATGTTTTGCCGAATGGAGTTGAGGTTGGTACAAATGTTGAATATGCTGCACCCCTTCATTTTGGTGCGCTTATTCTTCCTAAAAATGGCGCATACATCACTTTTAATGTAGGTGGGCAATATCGCAGAGTTAAACAAGTTGTTTTACCGCCACGTACTCAGCTAGGGATAAATCCTGAAAATGAAGAATCACTTTTGAATATTGTAGGAGATTTTATTAATGAGCTCATTCTTCGCAGTTCGTGATGAAATTGCAAATAAGCTAAAAGAAATTCCAAGTTTTAAGGAAATATACACCCCTCATAATTCAGCAAAAATCACAGAAATGATGCAGATAACGCCTTCAGCTCATGTGAACTTTGCAAGAATCGTAAAAAAGGCTGATGCAGGTGCGGGCAAGGTTAATCAGCTTGGGCAACAATGGGCGGTTTCTGTTGCATGTCGAAATGCTCAATCTCAAATGACCAATGGCAATGCAGTAAATGATGAAGCGGGTGAGCTTACTGAAGAAGTGATTAAACTTTTATCTGGTTGGCAACCTCGTTCCTCAACTCGACCTTTAACACTTATTGATGTTAAAGAGGGTTATAGTCCAACATGCACATACATCACAGTCATTTTTGAATCACAGAAATTTATTTAGAGGTCACCATGACAAAACAATACATCGCCCGGCAAAAAGTCGGGCGTTTTAGTAAGGACGATATTGTGGGCGGTCTAAGTGAAGCCCAAATTAAACAATTAGTGGCAGATAAGATCATTGAAGAGGTGAAGCCATCTGCTCAAACAAAACCAAGCAAAGAGGTCAAAACAGATGGCTAAGGAATATATTTCTTTACAAGGTAAGTTTTACTTATCCGAAATTGCAAATGGGGTGGCGGCTGAAATGCGCCATATTGGGAGCGTACCAGAATTTGAACTTGAAATCACAACTGATCAGGTTGAACATCAAGAAAGTACATCTGGTCAACGTACAACAGACTTTGTTCTGACCAAAAAAACAGGTGTTAATTTCAAAGGTAAACTTGAAGAAGTGGACCAAGAAAATTTGCAATACATTTTATCGGGTATGAAATCTGAAATTGCAAGCAAGGTTGTTACTGATCATGTGTTAGGAACAGTTAAAGCCGGTAATGAAATCAAACTTGATGGTTATAGTCTTACACAAGTTTCATTTAAATCAGGCTCAACGGCAATAACAGCCGATAAATATGTGCTTGATGCCGTGTTTGGAACTGTAATTTTTAATGAAGCAATTGCAGATCCTGTTACAGCAAGTTATACAACTGGTGTTGTTAGCCATACCACAATTGCAAGTGAATTTAATAAAGAATATGAATTATTCTTTAAAGGAATTAATACTGCTACAGGTAAAAATGTGGCAGTGCGTTTGTGGCGCACTAAAAAATCACCAGAAACCACTTTTCCATTGATTCATGAAGAACTCGGTCAATATGAAATCTCAGGACAGGCACTCTCTGACACTGGCAAGGGTTTAGATCCTACACTTGGCTTATATGGTCATGTGGTCACGATTCCAGCAGCATAATTTAAGCAGCATAATTTAAACTGCAGGCACAGAGGGCGCAAAAGCGTCTTTTTTTGTGCCTGTATTTAGGAATTTAAAATGAATGACTTCTTTCTCGCCTTAAACGGCACATCAAAATATGAAGAAATTGAAGTGAGGCAAGTTCTGGTGAGTGAGCTGGACCAATGGGCTCAATTTGCTGAACCTGTACGCTTAAAACTCAATTTGGATTTTAGCAGTGAGAATATATTTGAAGTATTTGAGGATTTTAAATTTCAAATCTTAATGATTTGTTCTTTAACTTCTGACGTTACTATACTGAAACCAGATATATTAAATAATAAAAATAAACTTATTGAATTATTTAAAGTCGTTATTGATGTGAACTATGCATATTTTATTCAAGAAATTAACAACAAGAATATTTCATCTAAAAATCATACATGGTTTGATTCATTTCAGTATTTGATTAGTAAAGGGCATAGACATTCAGATATTTTAAATTACAGTTTCGGGGCATTCTTAGAATATTTAAAAGCCGCGCAACGAAATGAAAGAAACTCATTATTAACTATGGGTAATGCTATGCGAGTTTCATATCATGCAGATAAAAACGCATATAGTAAGTATGTGGACAACATGAAGAAAGCTTAAATTTCACATTGCACATCATTAACTCAATGGATATTCTGTCAAAATAATGAGGGTAATATCATGAAAAAAATATTTTTAGCTTTTTTGCTTTTTGCTTCAAGTGGTGTTTTTGCAGGAACAGAGGTTAGATCCATTAGAACATCTTATGATTTTATCGAAATAGGAAGTTCAGAAGGGGATGTAAGAAGCAAACTTGGAAACCCACAATCTGTATATCATTATGTTTTTAGTGATGCCAATAATCGTCCACGTGCTGCCACAGATTTGAGATACACAGTCGATAATGAAAAATATACTGTAATCATCGTTAATGGTGTGGTCTATAAAATTGTTTGGGAGCGTTGATTGTGAGTCAGAAAGTAGATAGTTCCTCTTGAGGGCCAATTGGCAATACTAATACTAATTGAAGGTCAAGTATGACGGTTTTCATAAACATTTTAGGAATTTTAACCGTTTTATTGTATGTAATTTGGGGTAGAACATTGGTAATGGTTTACTCTCTACGTAGTAGAAAAAATAATGATTTACAAATTGCCAATAGTCGTCTTACAAACAACGTTCTAAAAACTAATGTCGCTATTTCTATGACGAAAAATGAAGTTGACAAGAAGAATTATAAAAAGAGTTACGATTTGTTTCATAAGGATGTGAATGAGTGGAAAGGTTAAGGTAGTGAGGCCGGATATACGACTGGTTGAACGTTTCAACCTGGGTTAGATTGTTTATTTACCTCTGATAAGTCTTTACTGGTTAAAGCTTAAAACATAGACTTTGTCATCGTGGTGTAAGAAATTGTCTTTGAAGAGGGTCAAATGCAATAGAAAGGTCCGTAATTTATTTTCTTGAATAGGTTATAAGAGTAAAATCACTCACAAAAGCGACAAATAGAAAAACAAATTCGCCTACTTCTACAATTAACTCTTAGGAAGGTTCAATAGATAACAAATGAAAATCTTACGGCTGGAGACATTGCGCTTTTGCCGAGCATGAAAGTACTATGGGCTTCTCAGGATTAGGAAAAAAAATAAAGCTAAGTATTTTTGAATTCAAAAAATATTTAATTACTCACAAATAACCTCCCAAAGGATGTTATAGTATTGCCAAAGGAGATGGAAATGCTGGCCAAAAAAGATCACAAATACTCGATGAAGACGGTGATACTAAAGGTTCTTTAGCTGCAGTAAAAACGGGTGTAAATGCTTTAAGAACTGGTTTAACAACCGTTGCAGGTGCATCTGATGAACTTAATATTAGATCAGGAAAACGTGAAGAAGATGTAGCAAAAGATGCTTATACTAATCTTTACCCTAGAGCTAAGTCTGCTAAGAGAGATGTCGGAGATTTTACCCAAGCCACGTCAGGTGTTCATAAACTAGCATTGGATACCAATTCAAATGTAACTTCGACTGCTGATTTATTAAAACGCTCAAGAAAAGTTGCAAAGACTGTGTCTAAAAATCAGCACCAGGTTGTGGATAAAAGTACGATTGTGACGCAAGACACTAAAATTAGTGATGTATATAATGAGACTTCTGACGTAAAAGACACCGAGATTATCGCTGAAACGCAAGGAGGTATTTTTGGTGATTATGAATATAAATCTAAAAAGGATGTAGGGTATTTATTAGCTGAAGCAGAACAAGGAGGGCAAGGGGTTACCACCCTCTATCTTCGTAAAGTGACACCGGAGGGGAATTTAAAAGCCCAGCCAGATGTTAATGCGTTAGAAACGCAAGCTGATCAAGCTCAGGACGCATATAAAAAGTTTCAGAAAACGACTGGCAATGCATATCAAGGATTTGCCACTACTCGAGAAGCCTCAGAAGAAACGAAACTTCAATTTTATAGTGTTACATCTGCTGTTGCCGTGTTGGCAGTTGGCTTAGCGACTATCGGTTAAGATTTAAATGTAAAACTCAATATTCAGGGGTATGGTGCCAAGTGGCATGGGGCTCCTAGCTAGAAAAATGACACAGCCAGCATTGAGGCATTTAATCTTGTACTAGCTACTTCATATGAGCTTTTGAATGCGTCGTATAGAACGTTAGGTGAAGCTCTTGAAGTAAATTTTGAAATTCTCGGTACTGTTAAAGCTGTAAGATATAACATCAACGAGATTTTAGATGCTACATAAAGCTAAACCATATCTTTTACACATCATGCAACGCTTGCAAATGATGCGCTTGCCTCTCTAGATGACTGAGCTAAATGTATGGCAATAGCATCTAATGTTGTTACGGCTGGGATTTATATTATAGCTTGTGCTTCAAATATTGTTTGATCAGGGACTTAAAGCACCACCAATACTGAATATGTAGCTCGACAATTAATGGTATGTGGATAAGTTTAAGGAGTATATTAAGTGACCTCAACGATTAAGACCAGATACAATAATTTTGAAATGTAAAATAGCACTTACTGCGCCTCAGCCAGAACAATGAATAACTTGATAAATTACTTAACTTCATGTATTGGTAAAACGAATGAACAATACAAAATATCAACTCACTTCGGCGTCATGGCTGGCAATCTAGGAAACAACTGATCTTGCAGTACCGTCCTGCTTGCTAAAGAAATGACATCCGAAGAAGCGTTAGCAGGCATTTGAAATGAGTTTTTTCCAAGGTCTATTGAAAAATCTGGAGCTCTTCAAGAGTCGGCTTATAGCGCAGTTAAAGAGCTTGCCCAAGGTGGAATGGATTTAGCTAAAGTCATTTGGGATATTCTAAGTACATCGATTAATAATATGCTCTCAGTTTTTTCATCGTTTACAGGCGAGGTTTCTGAGGCAGGAGAACAAGTAAGTTTTCTGACTCGAGTTGGTCAAGGTTTAAGTATTACATTTGGTTTTTTACAAGATGGCATTGCTGCAATACGAATTGTTCTTAATTTACTTGCAGGTAATTTTTATGCTGTTGCAAGCGCAGCAAATTCAGTTTTAGCCGCTATAACTTGGGGGGATGTAAGTAAGCAGTTTTCAGTCAATGCTGATGCAATGCTCAAAAAATCAAAAGAGTATTATGCTCAAGCTGATAAAGATGCGATGGATTTCGAATCACAAGGATTCAAGCGCCTTGATGATGCCGCTAAAACTCAAGCCCAACGAGATCAAGATAAAGTTAATTCTGCAAAAGCATCACTAGATAAAATAAGTATTTTGGAAAGTGAGGCAACTACTCAGAGCAGGTTAAATGCTGAACAAAGAAATCAGCTTCAGGCTGATCTATTTAGTGCTCGAGCAAATAACGAAGTTAATGAGATTCGCAGAATTACTGATGAGCTTAATAAGCTTGATGAATCTGATAAAGCAATTGCTGTTAATCGTGTCCAATATGATAAGGAACGTATCAATTCAGCTCAAATTTGGGCTGAAGGTTTGATACAAGCAAATAATGGTGTTTTATCTGAACAAGTCAAAAATGAAGTGGCTGCCAAAGGTTTTGGCATCGCTATGGATGAATCAGGAAAAATTACTGTTACAGCATTAGGAGATGCACGAAAAGCTGTAGAAGATAATGCGAAAGCTACTGAGTTGGCGAAAGAAAGAGCAAAGCAAGCTGAAAAAGACTATCAAGATTTTGTTAGTCAAAATGCTGCTAAAAAAATCCAGTTAGAACAACAGATTGCTCAATCGAAAGTCAATGGCGATTTGACTGCTCTAAAATCTGCTCAAGATTCTCTTACGCAAATCAATGCTAAAGAAGAAGAATTAAATCTTGAGCGTCAAAAACGTAGCTTGGGTTTAAAACAAAATCTTGACGAAGAAAGAGGGGCAACAAAAAGAGCTTATACAGAAGCTTCAGAAGTAGCTACCAGACTTGGAATTAACCTGGATAAAGTAACTGGGCGTATATCTGAATCTTTCTCATCTTCTGGAAGGGATGTGGACGGATTTGGTAAAAAACTTGAGCTTGCTGGTATCACAGGAACCAATGCAACAAATGCAATATATTTAGCGTGGAAAGAATGGTTAGAAACAGCTAAATCGCAAGTTGAAATAGACTTTGCAATGTCTAAGTTAAAGGAGTTTGAAGCACAAGGCGTATTTTCAACGAAACAGGTTGAAATGGGTACTCAGGCGATTCGTCAAGTGATGCAAAAGCTTCCTGATGATATTAGTCCTGTAGAGCAAGCATTTGAAAGTTTAGGCATTAAAACCAAAGAACAATTAAAACTTGCTGCCCAATCAGCTTTAGCTAACTTCAATACTATTCAAAGCAGTGGACAAGCAACAGCAGAAGGTTTACGACAAGCATATGAGCGAACTATTCAGGCTGCGGTTGCTTCTGGTGATCAAGCTGTTATCGCTCAAACAAAAGCCAAAGCTGCATCATTGGGATTGTCTGTTCAAATTGAAGATACTGGAAAGGCAACGGTTCAATCCTACGAGGAAATGGATCGAGCGGCTCATTCTCATGCTTCCACTGTTTCGAGCAGTGTTACAAGTGCTTATCGTGAAATGGGAGCTGTAGCAAGAGAAGAGGCTCAAAATTCTATTGATGCATGGAATCAAGCTTTAGAGGCTAAATCGACAGCTGAAAGTAAAGAACGTTCTGAACGTAATAAAACATCTCAAGCCACCACAAGTACACATTACACAAAAAGTAATGTACGTGATGAGCTTAAAAATATGGGCTATGACGATGCGCAAGCCGAAAAAATTGCTCAAGGTATTTTTGGTTCTGCATTGGCTAGAGACCAGACAGCAATGCAAAAAAATATGGGGGCAGGTGGCTTAACCAATGTAACCAATATGCTTTATGCAGAGCTGAGAAAGAAAGGTCTTACTGGTTATGACGGTTCTCGTTATATCGAACAAGCTTTACAACAGTTTAGAGATGGATCAGCTCAAGCAACTTTGAATACGATTAAACCTAAAGTTTATGCAGATTCAAGTAATGAGACTTCTAAAGCCTTGGCGAGTGGTTCAGGTACAGGGAAAACCGTCCAATACAATCTTAATTTTAATGGTAAAACGCTGAGTTTGTCAGGAGATGCTAGTCAAGAGGCGATGTTTAATGATCTCTTGAGACAACTTGAAACCATCAATAAGAGTAGTTAATTGATGAAATTAATACGCAAAGCGACCAATCAAACCGTTCTTTTAGAGAACGGTTTTTTGTGGTCTGACGAATTTGACTGGAAGCCGATTGAACAGAAACAAGATAGAGCCATTGATGGTGCGCTTATTGTTCAAGAGGGTAAGAAAAAAGCAGGGCGTCTAATCACTTTAATACCCTCGGAATCCAGTATGGGATGGGTGAAACGCCGTGAACTCAGCAAAATTATGGACTGGTCAGCACTCCAAGAGCATTTTTATCTTGAGTTTGATTACCCACATGACAAACGAAAATTCAAAGTTATGTTTAATCATGAAGCAGGGGCAATTGAAGCCAAGCCAGTAAAGGGAATTCCTACGGTTTCTGAAGATGATTATTACAACGTCACAATGCGATTTTTGGAGCTAAACGATGATTGAAACCAAAGACATTGTAATTTATAAGTCGGAACGTTTGACCGATACAGACAACGGGGGCGGTAAATACTCTGGTCAAGTCATTATAGATGGCCAAAGTAATAACCTCTTCAATGATGTATCTGAATTGGACCGTACCCTTGGTGACGTCTCGATGCGCAAAGTTTTTCCTGCTGTATCGACCAATAATACTGATCTATTGATGGGCTCTACAGTTTTTATTTCTGAAACACCGAAGGATCCTGCAGTGTCGGCTTTGCTATTTAGTACAGGAAGCTATACGGATGAGCGTAAATCAGCACAAAACCGAGTCGAATCCTATCTTGCTAAAGGTGGACAAATCGCAGGTACACCACTCGATACGCTTTGGCAGGGCATGAAACAGATTCAAGTCTGTATGTTTACCACTGAAACTGAGAGTAATGTCGGTGATGCGATCGTATTGGTTTCAAATGAGGGCAAAGTAAATAGTCATGAGCAATATGTTCGTATCTTAAAAGTTGAAACTCGTATTTCTAAAATTGTCATCGAGTTAAAGGAAATCGAATATAAGATTGCGACTTATAGTATTAGCGATCCGCTTGAAACTGATTTTGTGGGCTTATCTGCAAAAAGTTGGTACGCTGGTGAAAAGTCAACAACGATTATCCGTGAAACACTGGTTGCGGACACAGGTAAATACTATTCTTCGACTAAAGCCACTGAAAAAATTCAAGTGGGTGAGTTTACAGTCAATGTTCAGGATGTATTCACTCAAATTATCCCAAGTGCTCAAAGCGAAACAGCAATCATTGATGTAAATGCTGCAGGTGAAAAAGTTGCTTTAGTACCAGGTAATGATGGAATCGTAACAGCGAGTTATCCAACTTATGTTGCTGAAGCTCAAAATCTTTATTTGGGCTCAAGCATCATGCCTTCTAGTGTGAGTTTCACCTTATTTAATCTTCAAGTGAATGATATAGGTGGCTTACTCAAAACGACCTCAGGCACACAAGTCGGCACAATTGATTATCAAAAAGGTTTAATTCAATGGACCAGTGCAGCAGGTACAGGATCATTGAATTTAAATGTATCTTTTAAACCTGCTTCCGCACCAACACAAAATACACAGAGCCAATCGATTAAAGTCACACAAGCAAATCAAGGTTCAAACTGGACAGGGGTTTTAGTTCCCCCACCTGCACCGGGTAGCGTTTCGGTGTCTTTCATGGTGAAAGGTAAGTTTTATGAACTTAAAGATGATGGCTCTGGACAGCTCAAGGCAGGTGCAATGTCTATTGGATCTGGCTCAATCAATTATGAAACAGGTTCGTGGCTTCTGACTACGGGTGAACTTGCGGATGTGGGGAGCAATATTCTGGTGTTGTGGTGCACACCGATTTCAACTTTTGTACGCTCAAATTTAACCCTTGAGAGTCCAAGCTTTGAGCTTCAACTCGGTGAGGCAGTGGCGGCAAATAGTGTAATGGTGAAGTGGAAACTTGAGGATGTTGAAAAAGTAGCGACGAGTAATGCACAAGGCAAGTTTACAGGTGATGCTACAGGACAGATCAATTATGCAACTGGCGTGGGCAGATTCATTCCAAATCAGTTACCGCAAAAAGGCACAGTTTTCACCATTAATTACAACAGTGGTTACCCTCTAAATCAAAACTTAATTACAACGCCTTCAACGGACCAAGAGTTAAGTTTTAATGTGGGTACAGGCAATGCGCTTCAAGCAGGCAGTATCGAGTTAAAAATGGAATTACAGGACCAACTTAACCTGCATTGGGGAGAATTGGTTTTAACAGATTCAAAAATTGATGATACAACGGGAAACTTAAACGACAAGTTAGGCAACACCCACGGAACCATCAACTATATAACTGGCGCTGTAGTGATTAAGCCATTTTTAGAAATATTGGTCTATCAAAAAACCTATCAAGTCTTTGAATCATGGAGTAAATAATGGGCTACTATTCTCCACAAACCGAATCCATTCAGTCGGAAAAAATGGTATTAAAATCATATTATCCGACCAATATCAACATTAAATATCGTGATACACCAGAGTTAAACCCCAATGAAAAGCAAGTTGTAGCGGATAAGCTGAAAATTGATTTAACGCCACAGTTTAGCGAACAGGTATTGACCAATTCAGTGCGTTTTAAACTTGGAAATGATGTTTATGTGGATCGAAATGGCGTGATGTTTAGAAACATAAACAGCACCACAAATATTGGTATCAGTTCGGGATCTGTGAATTATGGTACCGGTGAAGTTGAAATTGATTCTTGGACGCCATCTAGCGGTAACGCTATTTCATTACAGTCATTGACCACGACTACTGATGCGATTGAGTTAAACCATATCAGTTTTAGAATTCCAGTTATTCCGATTCGCCCTTCGTCAGTGACAGTGGTATTGAGTACGGTTGAATTTGGCGCTTTAACTATCCAGTTTGATGAATTGGGCAAAGTGGATACAGCGAAAGCACATGGTTCAGTGAATTATGAAACTGGTTTTGTAGATATTGATTTTTATACCAAGACAGAAATTACTGAAGCAAATAGACCACAAATTGAAGCAAAAGACTGGTACAACGTACTTTTAGAATACGAAGAGCTGAACAAGAAGTATATCAATGTACCTGTGTGGGTTGTTCCTGACTCAGTGAAATACAATGCCGTGGCTTATACCTATATTCCGCTTGATGCTTCGATTTTAGGTCTATCTGCAACTCGTTTACCCCCGAATGGTCGTGTACCGATCTTCCGTGTTGGTGATATTGGTATTGTCAGCGCTGCTAAATCTATGGTGATGCCTGATCATATTGCGGGTAAAACCTATATTTTAGATGATAAGCGTATTTCCTGGTGTGAGCTTCAAGACAGTAAAGGCGTGAAAGTTCCTTTCGATATGTATGTTGTGGACTACGATTATGGGGAAGTCACGCTTAATGGAGATTTCGCAATCAATGCTTTAACTCCACCTTTGAGCATTGAATATCGTTATCAGGATATGGGGTTAATTCGTGATGTTCAAATCAGTGGACAAGTCACGTTTACCAAACCTTTGACACACAATTATGAAGCTGAAAATACAATTGTGGGATCTGCATTGGTTGTGGGTGATATGTATGCACGATATTCAAATATGTTCTCACAAGGTACGTGGAGCAATGTGTGGGTTGATGAGCCTACAGGTGCACCAATTTCAGCACGCTATAACGATGCGCTATATCCAATTGTGATGACCAATAAGGGCGCAATTCAAGAACGTTGGGCACTTGTTTTCACCGATAATACAAACTTTAGAATTATTGGTCAGTATTCAGGTCAAATCGGAACAGGCAACATCAACAGTGACAATGCACCGATTAACCCGGTTACAGGTGTACCTTACTTCAAGATTAAAAAAGAAGGTTGGGGAACTGGTTGGGTGAATGGCAATGTAATCTTTTTTGATACTCATGCAGCCATGCATCCAGTTTGGGTAATTCGCACAGTTAAACAATCTGAACCCACGGAGCTTACAGATCAATTTCAAATCATGCTACGCGGTGATATAGACCGAATTCTATAAATCCTATTAATTATTGATAACCGCCTAAGGCGGTTTTTTTATGAGTAAAAGAAATGTCGAATACAGATATTAAATGGTTTAGTTTTGGAAATACAAATGCGCCTCAACTCTCAAACTCATGGGGTTGTATGATCGATGTGCTCGATGCTTGTCTGGTCACAGGCATGGGCTCTCAATTGGTTTCAACTCTGGTGGTTAAAGATGGAGTAGCAACGGCAACTTTTGGAACGAGTCACAACCTGCAGCAATTCCAAGTTGTTGAGATTTCCAATGCGGATCAACAGATATTTAATGGCGAACATAAAGTTTTAGGAGTGACCTCAAACACGATTGAATTTGTCATTAATTCACCCGATACGATTGCTACAGGTACGATCTCTTGCAAATTAGCATCTTTGGGATGGACAAAGGCATTTTCAGGCACACAAAAAGCGGTCTATAGCGCAAAAGATAGAACAGCGAATCCTTATTTTTTAAGAGTCGATAACAGTCTAGATCCTGTTTATAACACCGAGTATGCAAAATATGCCAAAGTGGGGATTTTAGATTCTTGTACTGGCATTGATGATTTAACTGGCAATCAAGCCCCCTTTGATCCGACAAAACCCAGTCGAAACTGGAAAGGGGAAGGAAATAGTAATGGATGGTTTAAATGGCGATATGCAACCATTGCTGATGCAGCTTACACAACATATGTATCAGAATATCAATTCCCTCAAAACGGAAATCGACCTTGGGTGCTGATCGGGACAAAAGACAGTTTTTATTTAATTAATGGTTTAACTATTGGACAAACTTTTGAAGCTCCTTATTGTTTTGGAGTAATTCAACACAAGGGATTAGCTAAACCATTTCTTTGTGCTTCTAATCATATTGCAACATTTAATGATTACATGGTAATTGGAACACCTCTATCTAATACTGGCAGGACTGAAGTTGCAGCAATGACAGGATATTCAGGCGCGCTTATAAACACACGTTACAGCCGTTTGATTAGCGGTTTTGGTAATGTTATTTCAGGTGCTACTGCCAACTCAATCAAATCAGATCCAACTGAAGGTTATATTCTCTCACCAATATATTTTGCTGATCCAGATGGTTATATTATGGATGCATTACCGCTAGTACAAGCTTGTGTGAATGATGCGACTGCAACAGCAAATTACGCAATTTTCTCTGAACCAAACAAAGCATATATCGGTTGTCGAATGCGTTCAGACACTGGAGGCGTTTTGGGGATGTTATTTTTCACGATCTACGATGGAGAATAAAGCATGAAAATCCTATTTGGAGAAAGTGAATTTAGCCAAGTCGGGTCTAGACCCGCTTTTAAGATACTGAATGGTGAGTATTCACCCAAAGCATTGGCACATAAGGCGAACATTTTAATTAAAGGGATAACCACGAAATTAAACGTTCCAATTGCTTGTCCAGTTCGGGCCTATAATCGAATTACGGGTGAGTTATTAAGTCGAGCACATTCTAAAAGTGACGGTTCATATTTACTCTTTGGTCAGAGTGATTCTAAAAGTTATGTCTTGGCTGTAGATCCAGCAGGCGAATATAACATTGCAGTACAGGATAAGGTGAGCTGATGATTATCCCATCTATAGCAGCGAGTCTTGCACAATTGCAAGCATTGGCAACTTACATTGATCAAGGTAGCGCAAATGCTACCTTTGTTTTTTATAGTAGTGCAAAACCTGAATCTTTAGATATTGCTGCGGATAATACAACTCGCTTGGTTATCCTCACTTTGCCGAAGCCTTGTTTTAAGAAAATGAATGCAGACAGCATTGAGCTTCATCAAACTGATGCTTCAGTGGTCGTTAAAAATGGCACAGCAATATGGGCACGTTTATTTAATGGCGCAGGGAAAGCGGTTGCTGATTTTGAAGTGGGAACAGATATTAGCTTGAATAATCCGGGACTAATACAGGGTAGCACTTTGATGTTGAACTCGATTGTGTTTAAGCCGAACGTTTAAGAGGTGAGCATGTGTCTAACTATACACCTCCCAAGATTCACCATGTCGACCTGAAATTTAAAGATCTTGCGACAGGATCTACATCATTAAATTTCGGGGCTGAGAATGCAGAAACAGCATCATTAGATGCCGTTATAAACACAGCTTTCATTGCCAAAATGCAAGCTCAGACCTATGACTATAATGCGCTATCTTCAGTTATATCGACACGCTTTGAAAGCTATATAACAGGTGTGGTGGGTGATGCTTCAACAATTGATAGTAATCTAAACACTGCATTCAATGCTGCAATTAACGCGGTCGTCATTGATCGCTTTTGCAGTCTAGAAAGCACCATCCAAACCAATTTTAAATCTGAATCAAATGCACGTTTTGATATTAATTTTAATCGAGGCGTATTTGGTGAGAGCCTATATCCATTTCAGAGCCGGGCAAGGGTCTTAAGCAATTCAATTGGTTTAATCTGGTCAGATCCCTATATACGCGCCCATCAAAATGGGCTTCAGTTTGAATTTGGTGCTACCCGAAGTATTCAGCCGTTCAATCGTTTTGACAAAGGCTTGAATCTACATAGAGCTGTAAGTGCTGTATATGAACAGGCTGTGACTTTGAGAGGTGTTACAGGCTTTGTTTGGCAAGAAAATAAATTAGCTTTCATTACTCAAAATTTAGTTTTTGAAGAATCCAAAAAACTCAAGATTCATGCAATTTTTGACTGGGTTGAATTGGTCCGAAAAAACAAGATTATTCGATACTCACATGAAGTCGCTCATGTGTTTGAAAAGCGTTATCAATTCATTGCTGATCAAGGCCTGGAGTTCATAACAACAGACGCAATTCCTTGGGAAAAAGCGAAATCAATTCATTATCGAAAACATGCAATTCAGCCATGGCCAAAGCCTGAAGAAATCACACCTAATGGATGGAATAAGAAAAGTATAAGGCTCAATTTCTGTTGCACCACTGATGAAGTTGATCGCTTAAACGCTCATTTAAATTTTGAACCTGATAAATGTTTACCTGATCCTCAGAAACCGCAAATTCCTGAAATCAGCAATAAGAATTGGTGGTATATCGTGAATGAATTATCTGTAACACGGTTAGATAATGGTGAAAATATCAATGTACTGGATGGCAATTATAGTAGCGATCGCAGTCGATGGTGTTGGTCGTATAGTTTGACCGTTCCAAATAGTGAAATCAGTAAACTTGAGCCAATCAATGCACAACCCGTGATTTTAAAAATTATGGTGAATGGGCATGAGCATCATATGCTACTTGAAAACCGCAGTAGATCTCAAAAGTTTGGATATATCACCTATACCCTATCCGGGCGCAGTCAATCCGCATTACTCGATGCGCCATACGCCCCCACAAGAACTTATTTACAGGAGAATGAAAGAACCTCGGTACAGTTAGCACAAGCTGAGTTAGATCGTGTGAATAATCAAGCCAAATTGAATTGGAAACTGGTTGATGCGTTGGGCTGGATTGTTCCAATCAACAGCTTAAGCTATTCCAATCAAACCCCGATCGCCGTCATTAAAATGTTGGCAGAGAGTGCAGGAGGTTTTGTTTACAGTGAGAAAGCTGGTAATAAGCTCACAATCAAACCGAAGTATAAAAAGACTTTTTGGGATAACGTGATTTTGAATGATTACGATCGTTTAATTCCCGAAAGTATTGTCACGGATTTATCGACTGACTATGAGCTCTATCCAGACTATAACGGTATCACATTAAGTAATGATCGAAATGGTAACACTGGTCAAGTTAAACGTTCAGGTACTGCAGCAGATATTTTGCTTGAAACAGTTAATAACCCATTGTTTACAGTCGATAGCATGGGGGCATTTGGTAAAGCTGAGTTAGCAAAAGCAGGCATGGTGGAAACACACAGTATTGCGATGCCGAATAGTGTCGAAATCGGTGAATGTTCACCAGGTGAATTGATTGGTTTTAATGGCAGTTGGTGGGGCATTGTTGATGCTGTTTCTGTCTCATTTACTCACGCCGTTACAAATCAAGCAATTAAGGTGGAAAGGGTGAATCGAGATGAGTAATGCATTAAAACGGTTACTAAATTTACTGCCTAAGTCACCTGAATTTATTGGGACCATCACCCATGAAGATCATCCCAAATATAAGGTTTTAGTGATTGATGGCAGTGGTTTAGTTCTATGTACGAGTAATTCACGCTTCACAGTCGGCACAAAAGTTTTTATCTCAAATAATGAAATCAAAAGATCTGCACCAGAGGGCACTGTGGTTCAGATAGAAGTATGAAATTAACCAAATACAGGCACCCAGTTGGGTGCTTTTTTATTGCCAAAAATTAGGGGGTATCAATGGCAGATAATCAACAAATTGTAGAAGCTTCAACAGGTGTGGTGGCTGGAAAAGTTATCACATATGGAGGTAGCGCAGGCGGTGCTTTGGCTTGGTTCGCTTCATTGGATATAGCATTTTGGTTCAGTATTTTGATTGCGATTGCAGGCTTAATCATGAACTGGTATTACGCGCGTAAGAAAGACAAACGCGATGAACTTGAACATAAAGCATATTTAGAAAGCTTAAAGGATAAATGCAATGTCAAACAAGACTAAAATATCTGTAGTATTATTGGCAGCTTCGGCTGCTTTTTTTACGTCATTAATTAAATATGAAGGCTATGAACCAAAGCCATATTTAGATAGCGCTAAAGTGGCAACAATTGGTATCGGGTCCACATCATACGAGAACGGCACCAAGGTTAAAATGACAGATAAGCCAATTACCAAGGAACGTGCTGTTCAAATTGCAAAGGCTCATATTGCCAAGGATGAAGTAGCATTTCGGAAGTCATTGCAAGGCGTGAAGCTTACTCAGACTGAATATGATGTGTATTTGGACTTTGTTTACAACTATGGCCAAGCAAATTGGAATGGCTCATCAATGCTTCGTAATCTTAAAGCAGGGCAGTATAAGCAAGCATGTACTTCATTATTGAAATACAAATACGTTTCCAAACGTGATTGCTCGATCCGATCTAATGGTTGCTATGGTGTTTGGACCAGACAATTAGACAGATACCACAAGTGTATGGGGGTGCAATAAATGCCAATAGCCATAATCTTATGGAAGTATAAAAAATGGATCGCAATTGCGATCTTTATTTTTTTATACATGGTGCAAATTGCTTACACAAATCATCTAAGTGGAAAGCTACAAGATGCTGAACAGAATTGCACAACCAAGATCCAAAAAATCCAAGATGATCAGCAAAAAGCTTTGACCAAGAAACAAAATGAAGTCAATAGGGTGAGCGCAGAATATGAGCAACTTAAATCAGAACAACGTATCAAAGTCGAAACAGTTACACGTGAAGTGCAAAAGATCATTGAGCGTCCTGTTTATAACAACGTTTGTATTGATGATGACGGCTTGCGCAACATCAACTCACTTATCACCGACGATTCCAGCTAATTTGATTGTACCTTGCCCTAAACTCTTAAAACTTGAGTCAGGGCAGGGCAAAGAAATCACACTATGGATCATTGATACTGTTGCAAAATACAATGAATGTAGTGTATTGAATGATGCGAAGAATAAAATATTAACTTTTAGGTGAATGTTGTAAAAATTAATCTTTTGCAACCTCAAAACCAACAGAAAGCAATTTTTCTTTTTGTTGGTTATTTAACTTTTTCCAATTTTTTCTTTGATAAGAGATCCAAACATAATCTGCGCTTTCACTTGATGGAATATTGTTAATCCCACCAAACTCTTGGCTTTTCAATTCAACACGATCAAATATTTCAAACCAGCGCTTTAAAGCTAATTCACTTTTACTTGGCTTTTCTAAAATTTTACTAAAACCAATTTCAAGCAATAAGTCTTGATGAAATTTATTTAACTTATTGAATTTCTTTCTTTGAGAATTAATCCATCCATAATTTGCAATATCTTTGCTATTAATATTTTCAATACCATTACTTTCTAAAGCTGCTTTTTTTACACGATTGTAAATATCCAACCATTTATCATCAACAGATCTCGCATCAAATCCAACTTTTTTTAACTTCTTTAAACGACCTACAAATACTTGATCATTTTTAGAATTTGGATCATTAAGTTTCACCCTCTGGTTAACAAGCCAAACTTTTAGATTTTGGTCATCAATCTCGTAATCTGAAGTTACCTTGCTTCTTGCTTCTTTGTATTTTAGGAAAGTTTCATTCCAAACATAATCATGATAATTAAATATAAATCCAGCTTCCAAAAGACTATTAATCTTATGTAATGGTAATTGTTTTAGTGAATAAACTTTCCTCATCCATTTCGCCCAATACGCAAAACTTTGATCATGAAAATCTTCTGGTACAAACCCGCCTTTTGTTTCATTAAAATAGGCTTTGAATTGTTTTAGCCTAAATTCAAAATTTTCTGCAAAGCTATTTGCTGCTTCAATACCAATTGCTTCAATTAAAAGAGATTCGTCAATAGGTTCATTTGAGATAATCCCTAGTTTTCCACTGAGGTTAATATTTTTGTGCTTTCTTCCTAGATCATTAAATAAATTGGTATTAGTAACAACTAGCGTTTCATCTATTTCAGAAAGAGCATTCAATGTTGACCAAACCAGCTCGAATTGCTCATCTTTCACAACTTCAGTAAAGCTAGAATTTCCAAAAGTTTCTAAATAAATTGGCAAAATAATATAGCCTTTTTGCTTACCTTTCGACTTACGCATTGTTCTTCCAGCAGCTTGAACAATATCAACAATTGAGCTTTTATCATTTGCAAAAAAAACAGCGTCAACATCTGGAACATCTATTCCTTCAGTTAGACAGCGAGCATTCGTAGCAATAGCATTTTGACTATTTTTAAAGATACTCATATTATGTGACCTTAGGTCTTTGCTTTGTTCGCTACTTATTGTCACAGCATTTAAGTTGGTATTATCTTTTAAGATAACTGAGAATTTTTTAGCATTCTCAATGGTATTATGAAAAGTAACTATTTTATTTAAATTATATTTTTTTATCGCTTTTTGAATCGCAATAGCATTTGCATGATGTGTAAAATCAAGACCATTAAGTGTGTTTTTATTAATTTTACTACGCGTTATATCTTGTTTGGTAATGATTGTAATTAAAATTTTATAATCAAGAATAAGATTAATTTCTATAGCTTTTCTAAAAGATAGATCATAAGCAGTTCGACCAAAATCTGTAGTGCTATTCATTGAATATACATCTAACATTTTATGTTTAGCATTCTTTTTTGTTGCAGTCATAAAAACACGTTTATTGATTTTTATGTTCTTGTTATCCAGCGCAAAACTAAACAATCTATCAACTTGACCTACAGTTTTATGCGCTTCATCAAATATCCCAAGATCAAAAGTCCAATTCTTCAACAATTCAGAGCTACTATAAGTACATAGAGCAACAGTAATGCCCATAGAGTTTTTATAAAAAGAGTTTAATTCCATTTCTGATTTTGCTACTTTTACAGTGGTATCTTTAATTTCTGATATATCAATATCATCAATAATACCTGTTCTCTTATCTGAGCAAACAACAACAAAATTATTGATATTTATACCTGTTTCTTCAAGCCATACTTTCAAAAGTTGATTAATTAAAAGTAGAGTTGGTGCAAAAACAACAATTGTGCCATTTTCTTGATCAACCAAATCTATAAGCATAGTTTGCAGCTTTGTCTTACCTGTGCCACAAGCCATACCTATAGTCACACGATCATTTACTTTTAATTCTTCTTGAATCGCATTGTAAGCTTCAACTTGATGAGGTTTAGGTATAAGTTTCACTTTTTATTTTCCTTTCCCACTTTAGAATTAAGTTCAAGATCAATAAGAATTTGCTGTTTTACCCATGTACTAAAATCAATAGAGTCTGCAAATTCTAGTAAATGGCTTTCTGTTGTAGTATTAAAAGATACACGTTTGATAACTCGTTTATCTTCATACTTTTTTTTACGATCATCACTCATTACCAATTTTCCTCGATTTCGGTTTCTACTTCTTCACTGTTACGGTGTCCTAAAAATTCAACCTTACCATTCACAACTAACCAACCGTCATTTTCTTCAACAGCATCAAAACCAAGCTCAATTGCAATTAAAGCGCGTAATTTTTGATTTTCAAAGTAGATGATGTCTTGTTCAGCATCATTATCACAATCAGCAATAAAATCAGGATGAGCAATAAGAAATTCGGGATTATTGTCTAAATATTCTTCAATATCAGATTTTTCACAGATTGAGTCAAAAGTAACTTGATAAATATAATCACCGTAATCGCCATTAGCAGTTAAAGAAATATTCTCGCTTGTGAAGATACCTGCATAGTCACCATGACCTTTGATGATCTCTTTTAATTCTTGATTATTGGTAGCATGATAAGTTTTCATAACAGTATCTCCTTGGTATGATACTATTATATGTCGTGGCTACGACAAATGCAAATGCTATATATTTATTATTCAAACTGCCGACAAGCGGTTAACCAACTTCTAACAACCCATCCCAACTAAAATTTATTTAACTTTAATCATCCCATTCTTTGTAAAGTAATTCTTAGATAGCATATCACGACTCATTGACCACTTTCGATCTTTGAAGTAACACGGACCTACAGAGATCTTGGCTTTGCCAAATTTACTTTGAATATCTTCATAAGTCTGCATCAAGCTTTCATTCTGTATTCTTGTCTCATGGTCAGATAGAAGGTCTGGGATATGATTTGATTTAAGAATTAACTCTGAATAAAACACACCACACTTTTTGTACTTGATGCCCGGCTTATAAATCTTCTCTAATAACAAGTAAGCGACTTCAACAAGATCTAAAACACAATCAGTAGGTTCTGCAAATTTGTATGTTTGAGCTTTGCTGTAATACGGCACAGAAGCGTCAAAAGTGTTTGATTGAACAAAAGCCGTAATCACACCGCACAATAGTTTTTCTTTTCTTAATCTGCCAACTGCATCTTGAACATATTTAGACATTGCCTCTTTTAAGTCTTGTAATTCAGTGATTTTCTCACCGAAAGATCGACTAGCCACAATCTGTTGCTTTGGCTTGGGTTGATCATCAATTTGCATACAAGAGATACCTTGAAGCTCTAAAACTGTTCTCTGCATGCAGACAGTGAACATTTTCCCCATAACTGGCGGATTAGCTTTCGATAGATCTAAAACAGTTTTAATCCCCATATCATTAAGTTTCTTATTCTGCTTTCTCCCTACACCCCAAACTTCACCAACCTCAACCAGTGACCAAAAATAGTCACGGTGCTTTGGGTTCATAGTTGCCAGATCACACACTCCATTAAATCTTTTTCCTTTCTTAGCCATATAGTTGCCGATTTTCGCCTCAGTTTTTGATCTTCCTATACCAATTGAAACAGGCAAACCGATCCACTCCTGAATACGTTCTCGCATACCTTGGCAGTATTCCACCAAATCATAGTTATGTTTAAAGCTTGTAAGATCTAGAAAGCATTCATCTATGCTATAAATTTCTTGTTCATGGGGCGCAACATACCCGGCTAAGATTGAGTGAAATCGACGCGACATTTCCGCATATATCGCATAGTTGCTTGAAAGTACTTGAACGTTATTTTTTTGGACTACATCTTTAATCTGGAATAAAGGAACCCCCATCTTAATTCCCATTTGCTTGGCTTCATTGCTTCGGGCAACTGCACACCCATCGTTATTAGATAAAACTATGACTGGGACATTGTTTAACTTTGGATTAAAGAAACGTTCACACGAGACATAGCAATTATTGATATCAATAAGTGCAAATATCTTTTCTTCATGTTTCATTTGAAGTTCTTAATAACTTTGGTGACAACACCCCAGATTACTAATTCTTGTTCATTACGAGGGAGAATTGGTTTGTATTCGATGTTTTCAGGTTTGAGCCAAACTGCTGGCAAGTCTTTAAGATCATTTACATTGTGAAAAATATCAAACAATTCATCATGTGACATTTGTTGTGTAATCATCATTCTTTTGACAGTAAATTCATTATCAATGAATGCAACGACAATATCATAATGCTGAGAACGAATGCTTCTATCAACAATTAAGTAATCGTTAACTTCAATCCCGACGTCTTTCATTGATAACGATTCGACTTGAACAATAAAAGTTGCATCTCTGTTCGAGATCAGAAGATCATTCATATCGACAGTTTTGTCTATATAATCCTCTGCAGGAGAAGGGAAACCAGCAGCAATCTTGTTTAAAACTAATGGAATCGAAACATTAGTTATTGCTTGAAACGAGGAAACTCTAGATATATCAGATATACATTTACGTTTAAGAGAATGTTTTCTAATATCAATAACTTTAGAGTTCTTCAAGTGGTCCAGACTTGCTTCATTTAGCTTTAACAACTTAGCTTTTGATGAGCTATCATCCAATTTAATATTCATAGAAACACCACTTGATTACGTTACATATTCAAGATTTTAGTTTGTATGTTTTAAAATTTCAAATTTAAAAGCTGTGGATAATCATAGCCGATTTAAAATAGATCACTTTGTTTTGGTGATTCAGATGAATGGTCACGTGAAAATGTCACGTATTCATCTGTAAGTTCAAAGAAATATTCGTGAGCGTGTTCATGATCAGCATTAAGCCAGTCATTACGATATTTTTCAGGTATTACAATGATTGATCTTTTCTCGTCGGTTGGTGCGTGAAACTGTTTCATAAAAGGATGGTTGTCTGCATTGATAGTAAGCATAGAAAACGATCTGACTTTTGAGTCTTTGATTACTGCGTCATCGTAGATTGCAGCAACTGTGAAAGGCTGCTTATCTTCACGCTTAATGGTGTACCAATGGGCTTTTCCGTCGATATACTTGGGTTCGTAAAATTCCTGGACAGGTACAAGACAGAATTTGCTGTACTTCCATGCGTGTCTAAAACTCGGTTTTTCAGCGACAGTTTCAGTTCTTGCATTATAAGTATGTGAGCTGAATTTAAAGTCTTTAGCCCAGCTCGGGAGCAAACCAAACTTTCCGACATCTAAATCAAAGCCACGCATAATGATCGGGGCATGATAGCCCGGGTAAACATGCAGCTTTAATTCCAGATTTAACTGATCAGTTTCGACATCAAGCAAGGAGAGGGCTTGTCTGGTGGGAATTTCATAGTTTGAGCACATTCTAGTTTATCCTTAATTTTCAGATTATTACTTAGAGATATAATTAAAATACTATGTTTTATGAAATTAAAGATTTATTTCTAAAAATTTAGTATCCTGAATTTTTTTTTAAAGAATTTTAAAATGAATTACGAAAGAGCATTAATTGAAGCTAAAAAAGGAAAAGCAATAATTTTTTTTGGTGCGGGTTTCTCATTTGGATTAAAGTCAGCTTTTGGTAAAGATCTACCAACAGGATCAGGACTAGCTCGTATCTTATGTGAAGAAGTCAACTCATCTCCTATAGATGACTTAAAGAAAGCAACCAAAAGATACTTAAAATCTAAAAGTTCTGAAAACTTAATTGATCTCTTAAAAGATCATTTTATTGTTAATGATGTAGATGATAAATATAAAAAAATTGCATCAATTCCATGGAAATCCGTTTACACAACAAATTATGATAATTCATTTGAAATAGCGGCTCAATTAGTAGGTAAACGATTTGAGTCATTTGATACAGATACCAACCCTAGAGGTAAAGTTTTAAAAAATAGTGTCATTCATATAAATGGTTATATTGGAAATTTAAACGATATAAAATTAGAAACCTCTTTTAAGTTAACAACACCAAGCTATTTGACAGAACAATTTAGATTGTCAGTTTGGTCTGAAGTATTTAGAAGAGACATACAGGCTGCGAATGCTATTTTCTTTGTAGGGTATTCATTATATGATATTGATATACAAGAAATACTTTTTGCAGAAAGCGAATTAAAGAAAAAAATATTCTTTATAGATAGAATAAATCTGACAAAAGAAGAAATCGAAGATTTAGATATTTCTGATTTTGGTACTGTACTTCCAATAGGGATCGATAAATTTGCTAATGATTTCGATAATGTAGATATTTTAGCAGGTCTTGAAAGTGAAGAATTAATTATCAATAATTTTGAAAAGATTGAAATAGAGTCAAATAATATTGTTAAAGTAAAAGATACAGATATATTTAACTTACTAATTAATGGTGAGATAAAAGATGAGCTCTTGATAAATGAAGTAACCAAAAATGAAAGTGATTATGTTGTATCAAGAGAACAAGAAAATATTGCATTTGGTGATTTAAAAGAAAATAAAAACTTGATACTATATGGTGATTTGTCAAATGGTAAAACAATTACGGCAAAAACAATAGCTTATAGATTGCTGAGAGAGGGGTATGAGGTTTTTGTTTTAAATGATTTTTATGTAAAAGAATCTGTTTATAATGAAGTGGATGATATTTTAAAAAGATTTGAAAAAGTAATATTTATAATAGAAAATTATACTGTAAATATGGATGTGGTTTCTCATATTAATATTTCAAGAAATATTAATACTAAAATGTTATTAACTTCAAGAACATTTGAACATGAAAGATATATTGATGATATACTTTTCAATAAAAGACAATTAGATGTGAATGAAACATTTGAAGAACCAATAGATAAAATTAGTGAAATAGATATTGAAAAGTTTATAATTTATTTAGATAGATATGGTTTATGGGGCGTGAAATCTAATTTTAATTATGTTCAGAAGAGAAACTATATTAGAAGAAAGGCAAATAATGAAATACATGGCATTTTACTTGGAATTTTGGAGTCTACATCAGTAAAAAGTAAAATTGAAATACTATTTAAAGAAATGATGGGGTCTGAAATTATTCTAAGAAATATATTAGCGATTCTTTGTTTGAATATTTCAAATGTTAATAAGGTTACGCATCATTTAGTTTCTGCAATGACAAATGATTCAAGTATTTTTTCGTCTACGTTTAGAGAGAAGTCAATTTTTTATCAGCTTGTTAATGAAAATAAAGATGGTCTTTTTCCTAAATCATCTATTCTGTCTGAGTATATTTTAGAAAATTTTCCAAATCCTGAGATTTTAGTAAACAATTTAATTATTCTTTGTAAAAATATTCATTCAAGGTCACTTTCACGAAATGATGTATATATGCAAATTTATAAGGATCTTGCAAGTTTCCGATATGCTCAAAAGGTTTTACCAAAAAGAAATAAACGCGAGTCTTTAATTAATTTTTATGAAGGATTAAGAGAAATAGATCAAGAAAGAAAGAATCCTCATTTTTGGTTGCAATATGCAATTGCTAGATTGAGTTTTTCAGATAAAGATAATTTAAATATAGATAATCTAAGTTATGTTAATCATCATTTGGAAACTGCTTTAGCTTTGGCGAAAGCTATTCCAAATTATTGGACAGATGATATCGACACTCAATATGCTCGATATTATATCGAGTTAGCTAAAACACATACACCCGAAAATGTAGATTTAGCCTTTAATGATTTTATTAAAGCTTATGAGCTAATACTTAAAATACATAAAGGTGGTAGGTATAAAAAAGAAATAGTACGTCCAATTACATTTTTTGATAAATTTTATCAAAAATTTTCAAATTATTTTAATGATGAACAATGTGCAAAATTAGAAAGTTATTGTGATAATATATTGAAAATAATATCTAATTACCCGACAGATATAAGGGTGTTGAAAGCTAATAGGATACTCAATGATATAATAAAGGATTTAAAATTTAAAAAACACATTAAAGTTAATAAATAAAGTAAAAATAGGGGGGATAGCCCCCTATTTTTTACTTCCCAATTAGTAATTAAATTCTGAAATTGATTTACCATTTATTTTAAAAAGTTAGGGAATTCGTTATTTTCTAAATATTGGAGCTAATTTTTCCAACTATCCACAATTTCAGCCCAATCTTGCAACATACTTCTTCGTTCCTCTAAATATCTTGCATGATTATATGATGCTCTTGTTTTATTATCATCTGCATGTGCCAACTGCTTTTCAATCCAATCCTCATCATATCCTTTTTCATTCAGTAATGTTGATGCTGTTGCCCTGAAATCATGTGCTGTTACTTCACCAAGACCAATATATTCAAGCATTCTATTTAGTGTCGTTGAGGCAATCATCCCTGTTTTATAGACTGAAGAAAAAACATATTCTTGGTTGCCAGTTACGACATATTGATCTTTCAAAATTTTAAAAATTTGATCAGACATTGGAACAATATGAATTCTATTTTTCTTGGTTGTACGCGCTTGTCCGGTACGTTTAGAAGCAATTGGGAAAGTAATAGTTCTTGCTTCAAAGTCTACAAAATCCCACTGCATACGTCTTATTTCAATAGTTCTTAGCATAGAGTACAACATCGTCAACCCTGCATTTTTTACAGTTGTAGATCCTCTATAGCTTTCTAATTTACTTCTTAAATTTTTAGCTTCTTCTTTTGTCAATGGTCGAGCATGTTCTACATCAGGTCGTTGGACTGCACCAACTACCGCAAGGGTAGGGTCGTATTCAGCGCGCAAACTTGTAACTGCATAACGCATAACAGCGCCTATGAATTTTCGATTTTGTATAGCTGTTACTTCACCTGTACCGAAGTTTTTTTGTTTTTTAATACGATTAATCGTATTTTTCATTATTGTAAGAATATCAGCAGATGAGACCTCTTTAATATCTTTGTCACCAATTACTTTGTAGACATCTTTATTCATAGATGTGTCAAATTGATTCACATATCGCTCAGACTTTGATTTTAGATATTCATTTTTATATTCTTCTGCAATATCTTTGAATGTATTCGATGTAACTTCTACTTGAGTATTGGCTTTTTTTTCTTGAGCTGGATTTTTTCCACTTAATAAAAGTGCCTTAGCTTCATCTCGTTTCTTTCTAGCTTCTGCTAATTGAACCATTGGATATTCACCAATACCAACCATCGTTGTATTTTTTTGCCATTGGTAACGATAACGCCAGTACTTTCGACCATTGGGGCGAACTTCAATGTACAAGCCCAAAGAATCAATGACTCGATAAATTTTATCAGTTGGCTTTAATGATTTAATTTTTGTATCACTTAACATTGAGTACACTTTGGGAAAAAATTAGGTGTACTCAATAATGTACTCAAAGTGATGCGTTTTGTATAGTTTTACAAGATTTTATACAGTTTGATAAATAATTGATTTTAAGTAATTAAAGCATTATAAAATTTGCTGTAGTTTTGTTTAATTTGCTCAATGTCATTTTTCGATCATTAGAAGCATATTGATACTAACCTATAGAAATTTATCAATTTATTTTGTTTGGTGATTTTGGATACCCGTTAGGGTACCCGTTTTGGCAAAAGTACCTAGTCACAGCACAAAATAAAAAAAGCCTGCTAGGTGCAGGCTATAATATCAGATTCTTGTTTAAATTCTTCCACTTTTTGATTTACATAGGACTCATACCAGAACACATTTTTTCCAAAATTCGATTGGACCGTTTGATATTTCCTTTGTTAATTTCAGAGTAGAACTTTTTGCTACCTTATTCTAAGTAATCCATAATAACCTTAGCTCGGACATGACGATCAATTTCCATCAACCTTCCTCCTTTTCTTCTATCAATTCACCATCACAAAAGCAGCAAAACTTAAATTCATGTTCACTTGGTAAGGATTTCTCTTTCATGGCTGTACTTTAAAACGCCTGCCTATTTCAGAGTTTGGTAAAATTTGTGCAAAAAATCCAGATAATGCGCGTGAAATTGTCACTGGTGCTTTTGAAGCTGTGAGTGTTGATGAAAAAATCACACTTGAATCAACAGCTGAGGGTTAGACGGGCTATTTTTATGATTATTGCTAAGAAGCTGAAAAGCTTCAATTACAAGGTAGAACTTTAGTAATATTAGATTGGAAATTCTTTTTCTTTTTTGTAGCAAAATGGTGAATATGCTTTGCCAGTTGCAGGTGAATTGGCAAGACTTGATATAAATTATATAAAACTGACAAATATCTAATTGAGAGATTGATTAATCCATTAACTGACCAGAAATATACACTGAAGCAGTTAAAAGAAATTGATGAGAAGACATTTAAGAATTTAGGGTTTTCAGTATAATGTTGCTAAATTTTTTAAATAATGGAAAAAACTTAAATGAAATTAATAATTTATTTTTTAGGATTTTTATTTATGACTAACAGTTTTGCGGGGGTAGCTCAGCCATTTGAAGATGAATACTACAGGTTGCAAACTAAGTTTATTGAGGCTCAAACTAATAGTAATGATGTTTACAGGTATCCTGACGGGAACATGGTTACCAAGGTTGAGGATAAAATTAAAATTCAAGCCTCTAGAGACTGTTTAACATGGAAAGCAGAAAGGGATTTTGATTTACATATTTTAAACAACTTTAAAGAGTATGAATCTGCAAAAGAGAAATCATTTTTTATTAATGCTAGTAAAGATGAGTGGCTAGACAATTTAAAATATTTAAATGAAAAAATAAACAATCCAGAAAATAAATGCATTTAATCTCAAATTACAGAATGCCGCTGAAAGGCGGTTTTTTTATTGCCTGTGCAAATCTCAGGCTTACAACTCCGCAAGGTGGTTATTCCTCGCCTCTTAAAATTACTGAACTCAAACTTTGCCCAAATTGGACTAATACGGCTACTGCTGACACTGCTGTTCCACCACTAATTGAGATTGCTTTTATTGTTGTTTATATTGGTTTCATCCAAAGCATTTGCTGAAAATTAAACGAATGAACTCGAAGATATTCTTCAGAACGATGAAGGTGGTCATTACTTCGTACTAGCAAATAGAGCATTTTCAATTATGGGGTTCAGACAGGATGGAAGAAAGATAAGTGATCTTCGAAATAAGCTCCTTTCTGTAGACGAAAAATACAATAAAAATGAAATTAACACACTAATTCAAAAAGCTTATAAAGAGCCGATTAATTCGAGTGTAATGGGTAAAATGGTTATCACGTCAAATTTTATGAATGACATCGAGCAAGAATGTATGCAACAAAACCCAAATAATAATGAATAATTTTATATGCTTTTAAAAATTCAAATATTAAAGTCGAGTTATCGCAGTCCAGTTTTTATACTCTCGTAAGGAGCTTATTTAATAGTAGTTAGTTTTTAAATAAAATATTCATAAATTTTTGCCATGTAGAATCTGGTTTAATTTGCTCTCGATATTCTAATTCCGCACATGGATTTGTAAAATAGTAACTATAGACACCTTCAGCAAACTCATTTTTACTGAGTTTCCCATTTTTATCATCATCTAATTTCTCGAATATACTTAACCGATTGGGGTCTTTTTTTGATGGTGGATCTACCCATGGAATTGGCTCTTTTAATAGATTTAGTGCAACCCACTCATTTTTTTCAATGAATTTATTTTTGTTTTTATCAGCAGCTTGAAAAAGCATTGCCCAATCTGGTGTTGCAGGTTCACAGCCGTAAACAAAGTTACTTGCGGTTGTACACAACATTATCAATATATAGTGTCTTATTTTAGAAATTTGCATACCAATTCACTGTTAAAAGATGGAATCAATAATGCCAAATGTCGTTTTAGCTTACAATAAAGAAAAAATTAGCAATTTGCCCTGAACACTTTCTAAGATCATTTTTGTAAATCAATTAAAAATGGGCGTCACATGACTGACTCAATCAAAGTGGTTTTTATTTTAGAAGATTTAAATTAATGAAAATTTAATTTCCGATGTACTTTAGATGAAAACTCATTTAAATAAAGTGTTAATAGTTTTACACATATTTAGTCGAATAAATATTCATTTTTTCTTTACACTTTGTTACATTGGGCGCACTTTATAATAAGTGGTCATGATATGAAAAAAATCACATTTGAATTAACTATTGTGCTGAGCTTTGTTTCTTTTGCCGATTTGGGACGAGGTCACCAATTGTTGAATCGTACGCTTTCTATGACCATGTGAGTGCACTGATTGTGAAATATATTGCAGGTGCGCTCATTATTATCGTGTTATTAATCGGATATTTCATCAATAAAAACAACAAGGAAGACATGGCACGATTAAAGATGGCTGAAATTCAGCAAAATACAAGACTTATGCAGAATAAGATAGATGAAGTTCAAGCTCAACGAGAATCAGAAGCGAGAATAAAAGCAAAAGCGCTAGAAAAATCGGTGAAAGAAAGACAAGAAGCTTACATTGATGAAGCTCAACAGTACTCTTCAAATGAAAGTTATCATGATATGAGTAAACAAACTGAAAACGAGTCGATTCCAAATCGATATAGTGAACAAGAGTGGAAAGATATTTGTAGATCTGCATCATTGACGGCAAGAACGGTAATGCATAACAGACAAGGTGGTCATTCAATGAGTGATCAATTTGATGCATTATTACCAAATTCAGAACCTCAAATCAGAAGTTTAATTGAGAATATGATCAAACTAGCATATGGAAGGACACGATATAGTACACCTGAGAGTATGAAAAGGGCTGAATTAGAGTTTGAAAACGAATATCACTTAATTTGTTTACGCTCTTATACTTAAAAAAATGGCTTTGTTGCATAAACTTGTTCTTAAAGGCTTCTTTAGTAATATAATTTTTGAATAAAGAAGTCTACCCCCGAAAATCTATCGTACTATCAATTGGTCCTCGTACAACCAAGCCCTAATTAATCGTGGTGATCTCACCATTTGGTTTGATCCAAATACCCAGTAGTACGCTAAGGAAAATGGCAAACAAGGGCGCACTCCAACCTATTCAGATGCAGCTTCGATAATTCCACCCATGAAAAATACCAAGCCTTGGAAAGATAAACGAGCGAGTTCAATTGAACGTAATGCACTACTTGATACAGTAAAACGTCTAGGCAGAACAATATGGAAGAAATAGGCAGGGTATTATCGCAGAAGGTTGGTTGAGACCAAGATGCACTGCATCAAATTATTAGGCGATAAATTGCATGCAAGGAATTTCGAAAGTCAGGTCAATGAGGTTCATGCATGTATTGCCGTATTGAATAAACTTACTGAATTAGGTCAACCACATACCCAGATTGTATCTTAAATTCGGTCAACCTAAGAAAAATTGGCTTTTTTATGTTTGCGTAACAAAGCCGATGGGAGGAAATTATATTTTTTAACATAACTAAAAAATAAACATTGTGTTACTGTTCTATTCAGCGTATAACTGTGACTCATTGCTGCGGGATGGAGCAGTCTGGTAGCTCGTCGGGCTCATAACCCGAAGGTCGTTGGTTCAAATCCAGCTCCCGCTACCAATGAAAAATTTAAAGTTTATAGCCTAGTTAGCTCTATGCTTTCTAGGTTTTTTTTATTCAATGCCGTACTTATTAGTAATTAGTTTAGAATATCGGATAAGTTATTTCGGTTAAAGTATTGAAAAATATATTTTTCTATTGATTAGAATTTAAATGAGGGTTGGCTATGTTCCAGCTCATATATGTATTCCCTATAAATATGCTGATGTAAAAATTGGAAGTTTAATTTTAGGCGCAATTGCCTCTCACAATTGGATTTTAAAATATCTCTCTCAAATAGTGAATGACTGAACTGTTTTACAAAAGCTCAATGAAATGAGTAAAAAATGAATTTAATAAATGGATGGACAATTGCTAAAGCAGTCAATGGAGATCAAATTCAAGTCAGAATTATTCCACTGAAGCGTAAACAAAATAATGTTGGCGGCATTTCTTGGGTTGAAGTAGGCAAGCAAATTCAACTCGAAACAGGGCAGAAGTGTAATTTTAATCTCGATGGACGATCTTTCTATATTGGATTAAACAAGCTTTATCGAATAACACTCTAAAATGTTCCATGTACCTTTGTTTTGATTGAAATTATCTTATGGCTTGCTTTAGCTTCTTAATTATTCAAATATTTTTGCATTGTTGAGTTAAAGATTAACTTGGAAAATTTATAATTTTTTGATAAAGAAAAGAACCATAATCGAGAGGTGGCATTTGAATCAATATCTCGCTTACGGTCAAAAAAGATTATCAAATGATGAGCTTTTCTATAGCCGTCATATATATTAAAATTGAACCATGAAAAGATTACAGAAAAAACTCCAAAGTCCACTATCGAATTGGACCACGGATCAAGACTGCTATTTGATTGAAAATAGTGTATTACCTATAGAAAGTTTAGTTCATCATTTACCTTTTACCGAGGAAGAAATCCGTAAAAGAAAAGAAACTCTTGGATTGGTCAGAAGACAAAGACAAATGATGAAAGCAATTCAATAGAGATATATTTATTTAATTCAATGTTTTATGTTTATAAAATTGAGGTGGTCGATCTAAATTATTAATTTTAAATGATAATCATTTGCATTTATGTTGAATCAATAGTATAGTCTCTAGCAAGAATTAAATAGAATAAAACAGGACATACTAGACCGCCCAGCTTGCATTCTCCTCAAGCTGGGCTTTATTTAAACTGCCTATTCTCATATCAAAAAGCGGGACTAGTTTTAAATTAGATTAGGTGCTATCAAATTTAAGCATTTAGAATGCATCCTGTTTGCAGGAAAGTAATCTCTTTTATTTTTTAATGGAAAAATCTTCAAATAATGTCGCATTTTTTATAACTTAATTTAAACAAAGTAAATGAAAAGATTCATGGTTTTTTTATAATTAATTGATATAAATTAATGACTTAATATGTATTTTTGAAGATTGTTGTAATTTCATTATTTATACTGAATTAGGTGTGGCATCCCTCATAATCATTGATTGTGCTTACTACTATGAGATTTTTGTCATGTTTACTCCTGCAATTACTGAAACGAGAATGCACCAGAATCAATCAAAATATTTTTCAATTGAGCAACTCAAAAGATTTTTGAAGAAGCAAATCAGATTAAAAGCAGATCAAGGCGAATTGTTTGTGAGCGAATGTCTTGCAAAAGATTTCGCTCTTCATGAACTAGACAAATTAAGTGAAGAATTTAAGAAAGCTGGATACAAGGTAAAGCTTAAAATGATAGGAAAAGAAAAAATATTTTCTGTTTTCTGGAACTGA